GTGAAACTCAATGCCCGTCAAATAGACACAGCCAAGCCAAAAGAGAAGGCTTACAAGCTGGCCGATGGTGGCGGTTTGTATCTCTTGGTAAAACCTAATGGAGGTAAATACTGGCGACTTAAATATCGTGTAGCTGGTAAAGAGAAGCTATTGGCACTAGGTGTGTATCCTGAGGTTACTCTAGCCGATGCTCGGGCAAAACGTGAAGATGCGAAAAGAGGTATCGCTGGTGGTATCGATCCGATGGAAGCGAAACGAGAGGAAAAGATTGCCCGGGAAACGCAGTTAAACAACACCTTCAAAGATATTGCCCTTGAGTGGCACAGCAGCAAATTAAAAAAATGGTCTGCTGGTTATGCTTCAGACATCCTCGAAGCCTTCAACAAAGATGTGTTCCCTTACATTGGCAAAAAACCAATCGCCGAAATCAAACCACTTGAACTTCTGAATGTGCTGCGGCGCATCGAGGGGCGCGGTGCTACAGAAAAAGCCAAAAAAGTGAGGCAGCGGTGCGGGGAAGTTTTCCGCTATGCAATAGTCACTGGTCGCGCAGAGTATAACCCTGCACCAGACCTTACTAGCGCGATGCAAGGCCATGAATCTAATCATTACCCTTTCCTTACAGCTAAAGAATTACCTGATTTTTTCAAGGCATTGTCCAGTTACTCAGGAAGCGCATTGGTTGTTATGGCGGCTCGTCTACTGATTATCACCGGCTTGCGGACTGGCGAACTACGTGGCGCATTATGGGATGAAATTGATTTCAACAAGGCTATCTGGGAGATACCCGCTTCACGTATGAAAATGCGGCGGCCTCATATTGTGCTATTGTCTGATCAGGCTCTTTCGCTTATTGGGAAGATTAGAGAAATAACAGGCAATTACCCTCTTATGTTTCCCGGGCGCAATGATCCAAGGAAAACAATGAGTGAGGCCAGCATAAACCAAGTGTTTAAGCGCATTGGTTACGCTGGACGTGTAACTGGTCATGGGTTCCGGCACACTATGAGCACGATTTTGCATGAGCAGGGCTATAACACCGCGTGGATAGAAACGCAGCTCGCTCACGTTGATAAGAACTCAATTCGTGGCACATACAACCATGCGCAATATCTGGATGGAAGGCGGGAGATGCTTCAATGGTATGCCGACTATATGGATGCGCTGGAGAAGGAGGAGAACGTTGTTCATGGTTCGTTTGGGAAACGAGCTTAACTGTATGAATAGACCGTGTTAAGCAATGGTAGTAGACTTATGTAGACGAACAAAGAATAGGCTATGTCTAGGCTGATCCCCGAAAACCCGTACACCCCTACGGGCTGGCATAGCCGTCAGAATTAGGGGCGCGGGGTGGCGTATGGTGAGAGCCAAAAAACAAGATTTAGCATGGTTTGATATTAATAATTATGAATTTTTAAATGATTTAACCTTGCCGGACTTGATTCAAGAATTAGAGTGGCGCGATTTTTTATTGCGTCATGCAAAAGATGACACTGCTATATTCAAAGAAGAGTACGATATAAAATATGAAAGGATTTTTTCGGGCGATCCTAACCTAACCATTCTCAATGAAGAAGAGGAAGAGGTCGAAGAATTTATTCGCAAAGTAAATGATGAAGCCCCATCATTAAGAAATGAGTACGATGATCTTCCCTCATTATCTTCAGCTATGGGGGTTAGTCCAGTAACATTTTCAGAGCTGGCCATGTACTCTTTCTCATCGATAGATCAAGGCTTTTTTAAAAGAGACGAAGAGGATTGCTACCTCAAGGCAAACGCTATGCTTGCGAGTGTTACTGGAAACCTAAGTAATTGTTCCCCTAACATCATACTCGTTTCTATAGATTTAGATGACGCCACTGATGACGAAATTATTACCAGCCTGACTCACCTTCTACCTCTATGGCGAAAAGAGTTAAAAGTACCAGAGAGAGAGCATGTCGCTCAGAAAAGGATTGGATTAAAGACCCTTCAGAAGTTGATATCTAATAGAGTGATACCTATTGTTGATCTGCTGATTTGGGGTGAGAAGTCAGGTAAGGAAGTGAGCAATCCGATGATTTCTGCCTTGGTTTTTAGTGATGATCCGAAAGATACGCAGGCTATTAAGGAATCAATAAAGCCTTTTGCACTTGAATCTATAAGCGAGAGATACACCCGCTTGCTTCAGCTTTATGTAAACAAAGACAGAGAAATGAGCTTGATAAAAATATCTGATTTAATGAGTAGAGATTTATAGCAAGCAAAATCCTACGTAAACGTTTTAAGTAAATTTCGCGATTTCCGCTTTGAATACGCTACTGTGTATTTCAAAGCGGATAATCTTCTCAAAAAAATATTTTATTTTTATCCGCTATCACCCATTCACCGGTTTGTTTAATCTCCTTTCTGTCTACTGATGTCCATTAAAGAAGATGACAGAATATAGGAGTAAACATGTCTCAATCATTTATTCGTCTTTCTGAGGTTCAACGCCGTACTGGTTACAGCAAAGCGTGGATTTATCGGCTCATCAAAGAACAGCGATTCCCTCAATCTGTAAAGATTGGAAGCCGATCAATTGCGTTTATTGAAAGTGAAATTGAAGAATGGATTAATCAGCGCATCGCTGAGTCGCGTGGCGAGGTAGCGTAATGAATAAGAAAAACCGCCCATTACAGGCGGCTAATTCAGATATTCGCGTATCTGATGTTACGCCCCTGACAAAATCCCTTCAAGCACCAAAGCGCACACCGAAAAAGCATCGTGCCAGAGTCTATATGCTGCGTACTGGTATAGAGGGATGGACAGAAAATGACATTCTTCGCTACTGCCGTCTGTCTTCTGGTCGTAACTATGCAACAGAGTTAGAACGCCAGCTTGGAATCACTCTGGAGCGTATCGACGAAAAGAATCCTGATGGTATCGGAACACACCTTCGCTACCGTTTCTCCTGCCGTGGTGATGTTCTGAAAGTGATCACTCATATTAACCATCTTGCGAACATAAATGATCACAACGGACTTTCTCAGCAGGAAATTGCCGACATTCTGAAACTCTACCCGGACGCGTTTAACGCCGCCTAACGGAGACTGAAAATGAACATCGAAAAAAGCAGATTAATTTCTGAGGCCGCCCCTCATCTGAACGCCTCTCTGGGCACAATTAACGGTAATGAATTTGCCGCAATTGTCCCGGTTATTCCTGGTCATATCGGTGGGCGTGAAACCAATATTGTTAGCGCAAAAGCGTTGCACAAAGCGTTGGGCGTGGGAAAAGACTTCTCTACATGGATCACTGATCGCATCTCTGAATATGACTTCACCATTGGGCACGATTACTCAGTCCATAAAACAATTTCCCCAAATTTGGGGAAAAGCCCGAATGGCGCGGCTTACAGCAAGATAAAGCACTCTGGCAGACCCGGCAAAGACTATCTGTTAAGTGTCGGAATGGCGAAAGAACTGGCAATGATCGAACGCAATGATCAGGGTCGCGCTATCCGCCGTTATTTCATCCAGTGCGAGGAAGAATTACAGCGTACCGTGCCTGAAATCGCCGCCCGCTATCGTCGCCAGCTAAAAGCCCGTATCAGTGCCGCAAACAACTTTAAGCCAATGTGCGATGCGCTGAATATGGCCCGTGCCGAGCAGGGGAAAACGACGCAGCAACACCACTACACAAACGAGAGCAATATGATTTCTCGTATCGTTCTTGGTGGGCTAACTGCCAAGCAGTGGGCGCGGATAAATGGCTATTCTGGCGAACCTCGCGACCATATGAACGCAGAACAGCTTGAGCACCTCTCATATCTCGAAAGCACCAATATCACGTTAATTGATATGGGCATGGAATATGAGCAGCGCAAAGGAGAACTCACCCGCCTGTCGCAACGCTGGCTCGCCAAGCGTCTGGAGGTAGTCAATGTCTAAGCCAACAGGAACACCACAACCACAAAAACGCTACAAAGATGCCCACGGAGCACTCGTTACTGTCGAAAGCGTGTCTCACAACCGAGTGACGTTTTATCGCGACGGGTATCAATCGCCATGCGTACAACCGCTGGCACGTTTCATGAAGGAGTTCGCGGAGGTTAACAAATGCTAACCGTCCAGAAGAAGACATTTTCACTGGCAGGTATGTCGCCAAAATCCAGCAATATGACGGCAAAGTCAGGCATTAATACAGCAGATACAAGCAAAGTTTATCATTTGCTGGTGGTCGGAACGGATGCCTTAACCATACCAGAAATCTCGGGCGATGATATTAGCATTGAGAAGGTCAGCGGCTATGCCAGAGAATTTCTGGTCGTAGATGGCTTTCTCTGCTCGTGTAGTGACTCCACAAAAACCTTCGTCCACGCGCGTGACGTTAACGAAATGAGCGCGATGTACTGTGCTTCTGGTTCTTCCAATAGTGAGTTTTCGGAGTCCATAAAAAAGAGCTTGCCGTTATGCGGCAACACGGTTTATGGTTATAAGGCACCTCATAAAACGGGTGCCGGGATTGGCGTCCTGAAAATTCTGAAGGCGACATATGACGCGCCGAGCGTCTTTTTTTATGTCGTAGGTCTGACTCACCCATTTTTTGGGCGTTGGTGTATAATCCAGCGCCTTTGTCAATCAATGGTGGCTCAGGCGGGGGCTTCTTCGGAAGCGCCGGTATCCTTCAGAGCCGGTTACGCCAACCCTGTCTGGGCTACCACCAGCGAAATTGGCGTTTCCGGTGGTAGCGTAACCTGCTATCTGAAGGAGGCTGCCACATGCTGGCTACTACCCCTACCCAAAAACCGCAATTTATCTGGATTATCGCCGCAGTTCGCCGCGATTGCCCGACAATTACCGCCAAAATTCATCATATTGCTGCCGAGTCTGAACGCGATGCTCGCCGTTCTCTGGTGCGCGATCACGTCTGCTTTTTTGCTGGTCGTATCCGCATGGAGGTGGCACATGATTAAAACCTACGATGTGCATATGGATCCCCTCGAACGCACAAGCCAGATCATCACACTGACAGAAGTGATTAACGACATTCTGGTGAGCAACTCTCCCTCACGAGACGAAAGACTGAAGGCGTTACTCGCGATATTGGATCTCGCCGTTCGTGACGTTCATTTCCTGCTGGAAGGTGGCGAAATGCCAGGAAAAACGGGGGCAACCAATGAATAACTCAATTAATACCCCTCGCCTTACGTCCGCACTTCAATTAATCGAGCAAGCAGCGGCTGCCCTGGTTGCTGTCAGTCTTTCGGCTGAAGAAATGGACGCTGCTGATGTCGTGGATGCGATTAAAGCGTGCTCATCTTTGGTTAACGATGCCCGTGCCGAGCTGGTAATTCTTGGGGGTGAAAAATGAATATCAACTTAATTTATCGTCATCCGTGTGAGCTGGAAATTGAATCATTGCTGGGGCGTGAAGAGCCATATCCAGACACATTCACTCCCGCAGATTGCGCGACTGAACGGCTTACCAGAGCGCGCACAGGTCTGGTTCATGTGATGAATGAGATTGTTCCCTCGGTGGGAGGGGAACAGGCGACAGTAATCAATAGCTGGCTACAAAAAGTTACCTCCCTGATAGATATCGGTTTAATCGATGTGGAGAGTGCGAAATGACCAACATCCAGCTCATTGAAGCGCAATGTCGCATCGAACAGGTTCAGACTGTTTTAGGGTTCTGGCTTGAAGGGGCCAGCCCCAGCAACAGAGACAAGTTAATGATTGGCGCGGTTATGTCACTGCTCAATGGCGTACCAGAAGCTATTCAGGAAGCGGACGAATTGTTGGGCAAATATGAGTTACAGAATCATTCAGGCGAGGCTAAACATGAATAATTTCTTAATCTTCCATGCAGAAGCAACGCCTGACGGCGTAAACATCATGCACCGCAGCAACGATGGCATGACAGAACGCGTTGAAACCGTCTCATATATTGATGCCGTAAATCGTCTGGATGCCGGGGATTATGACGATAAACCAGATGAAGGCATGTTTATACATCTCGCTATTGCCAGTGGCGGCAACCAGGGATATTTCGATTACACATCACAGCATCACGTGATTATGTGGCGCTGGCTGATAGCAACAGCATTCATCAATGAAATGAGAAAGGAAAACGGCACCGTCAGCATTATTGATGACAGTGGCAATCATTCCGTGGTTTCTGTTTATTCCAATGGCATCGTCGCCATGCCGCTGTATCCAGTAGCAGAGCGCCTCGCTATGGCAAACAACATTGAGGGCGCAATGATCGAGAAATATGGTGTTGATGTCGGAACAAATAATGCCATCATTTTTTACAGCAACATGTTCGATGTCGAACAGGGAACACTCACTTCGTTTGGGCGAGAAGTGCTTGCCGATCTTCACAACAGCTTTATTGCCGAACTAAACGAAAACGGCATCCCAGAAGCACCAGTGACGCACTAAACGGAGGCCAGAATGCGAAACATTGATCTTATCCGTCAGGTTATCAGTGCGTCTGAAAACAACTGGCCTCATGTGCTGGGCTGCCTGAACATAAATGTCCCTGACTCTCCGCGCCGTCATGCTCCCTGCCCTGCATGTGGGGGCAAAGATCGATTCCGGTTCGACGACAACGGGCGCGGTAGCTTCATCTGTAATCAGTGCGGCGCTGGTGATGGGCTGGATTTAATTAAACGCGTAAATAACTGCGACACAACAGAGGCGGCGCTTCTTGCCGCTGATGTTCTGGGTATTGATTACCGGACAACGGAAACACCAGAAGCCACCAGCCAGAAACGGGAACAACTGGAAACCGAGCGCCAGCAACGCGAACAGGAGCGCCTGAAAAGGGCAGAGAAGGACGAACAACAAAGACGGGATACGTTTTCCCGTCAGTTTGATGACATGCGCAGAAAGGCTGTAAACGGCAAATCTGATTATCTGTTTGCGAAAGGGGTAGGTGATTTTACATTCCCTGTGTTGCCCGATGGATCTCTGTTGCTGGCGCTGGTGGATAAATCCGGCGCAGTCACAGCAGCACAGACTATTACCTCACATGGTGAAAAAAGACTCCTGACAGGTTCAGCAAAGCGAGGGGCATATCACGCCATAAACGCACAGAAACGACCTCACAGCATCATAATTGCTGAGGGGGTGGCTACCGCCCTGTCGTGCCATTTAATTCGCCCTGACGCAATGACAGTGGCAGCAATCGACGCTGGCAACCTGTTGCCAGTAGCGGAAGTCATGCGCAGAACATATCCACAGGCACAAATCATCATTGCCGCAGATAACGATCACCAGCAAGGAAACTCCGAAAGTGGAGGGATCAACACGGGGAAAGATGCCGCAGAGAGGGCCGCTATTTCCGTAGCTGGCTGGGTGTCTCTGCCACCGACTGACTATAAAGCCGACTGGAACGACTATCACCAACAACACGGGCTGGCGGCAGCCACAGCAGCATTTAAAGATTCGATGTACCAGCCACGGGGGAAAGGGGCGCAGGTGAAAAATCACAAACAGTCAGTCGGGGCGCTGAATGAGATCAGTTCTGGCGAGGTGTTAAGCGATGATGAAATTGCTGTCCTCGAAGAAATCAACCGGACGTTTACGCATGTCACCATCGGCGGGAAACACAAGGTGGTGTCGCTAAAGCCTTCTCAAACCGGCGGTGTATCGCACGTTTTCGAGGATTTATCACAATTTCAGCATTATTTTCATCATAAACCGAGAGTCGCCAGAAAGCTGGCGGGATCGGCGTGGCTGTCATGGAGTGGGAAGAACTACAAGCCAGGAGGCGTAGGATTTTATCCAGTACCAGACAAATGCCCTGACGATGTTTTTAATCTGTATGAGGGGCTGGCACTGGAACCAATTGAAGGAGATTGCACGGTATACCTTAATCACCTGTTGCAGGTTGTCTGTGCCGGTAATGAAGAGGCATACCAATATCTTATCCAGTGGATGGCGCACATTATCCAAAAGCCTGATGAAAAACCGTCCGTGGCAATCGTGATGAAATCTGTCCCGGGCACAGGGAAAGGCACAACGGTTAAACCGCTGCTGCAAATACTGGGGCAGTACGCCGCCCACATTAACGGGGCGGGACATATTTCAGGGCGCTTCAATTCAATACTTGCTAACAAGCTACTGGTATTTGCTGACGAAGTGACGATCCACAAGCCGTCTGAAGCTGACAGACTTAAAGCGATTATTAGCGAACCGACGTTTAACCTTGAGCGCAAGGGAATTGATGCTGAACCAATGCCGAATTTTGCCCGGTTGATATTTGCCAGTAACAGCACACAGGTATTACAGGCAGGGATAAGAGAGCGCCGCTATCTCGTGCTTGAGCCATCTCCTGAAAAAGCACAGAGCCGGGAGTATTTTGATCGGCTGTACAGTTGGCTTAATGATGGCGGTGCCGCAAAGTTGCTTTGGCATCTTAAAGGGGTGGATCTCTCAGGTTTTGACCCTCAACGAGCGCCACAGACCGATGCCTTACGTGAAGAAATCTTGCTGGGGCTGTCTGGCGTTGAATTGTTTCTTTATGGCGAGCTAATCAATGAACCTCCGTTTAATGGCGAAGTCCGTTTGTTTGCAAAGGATATGGTTAGTCGATTTGTAGCGTGGTCGCTTGAGCGTGGGGAAAAGCTTAAAGAACCAGCTGCCAGATCACTACTGGGTAAATCACTTGCACAAATGGGGCTGGTGAAGCATGGAAGACCAGACCGAGGGAATGGCGTGTTCTACGAACTACCAGAGGTCGGAGTTCTACAGGCTGCGTTTGCCCGTCTGATCGGTATGGGGGGTTATGATGTTTTTTAATATAGTCTTTTTACAAGAAGATCGTTTTTACCTGTACCACCTATACCACTTTTCTAATTCAGCATTAAAAACAATGCGTTATAGTGGTACAGGTCAATATCTTACCTATACCAGACCTGTACCACCTATACCATTAACAAACGCATTTCTTCTGGCTGGCTGAGAGGGAACAACCAATGATGAGCACACCATTTTACAAAGTGCGCCAGTTAGCTTCTTCCTCTGGCTGGCAGCTACGGTTTGAGGGGCGTTCAGACTGGCTACCCATTGCGGCATGGGCGAATGTTGAAATGTGTATTGACGGCGATACCGTTGAAATCATTATTCCCTGCGTGGCAAGTCGGGACGGCTGTATAGAGCCAACAGATATGGCAGCAGAAATCAGAGAGGTAAAACATGAACAATAACTATTGCATACTGCAGGGAATGACCAGAACGGAGCGCGAAGAATTAAAAAGTTTCGCTACACAGTGCGGGAATGCTGGCGACATCCAAAGTCTGGAACGCACTTTAATTATGATTGCGCACTGGATGCGCCAGGGGCAAAGAGTTTCATTTACTGAATATGCCAGCCAGTGGACAGAGGCACAGCGCGAACGGAGCGACGGTAATCACTCAACACCCGAAATGGCGAAGCAATGGCCTTTCAGTGGTAAAAGCTGTATCAGTCCCGGTGGTTCAGATTATTACCCTGCTGGTGTGGGAGATGAGCCATGTTGTGACGAGACTGAAATCCGCCACGCAGTGACAGTAATTACCGCTGAATACCCACAATTTAACCTTGACGGACTGGCGCTCCACAACCGGAATGCGGACTGGGAAAACCCGCTTGATAACCCGTCATTTATCGTGTCGGCGAAAAGCTGCCTGAGATGGATCAGAGACAACGGGATGAGTAATGCCCAGATTGAGAGCTTCCCGCAGGATAACCCCACATCTGACACGTTGAAGCATGAAGTGGAGCGATATAACCAGATAAACCACCAGCACAGTGATCACCCGCACTATATCCCCAACGGAGCATTTATTGCGGCGATGGTGGCAAGCGGCTACAAGGTTAAGCCAGCGGGAAGAATGAACGCATTTTTCAATATTTCAAAAAAGGGATTATGTGCTGCTATGGGTAAAAATTAAATAAATGGTACAGGTCTGTACAGGTGGGGAGAGGTCATTTTTACCCACCTGTACCACCTGCAGGCCGCGCCACACAAGGGTTTGTGACATGGTGGTACAGGTGGTACAGCAAAAACAGCGATTTTCTTTATAAGGTATGTTTTGCTCATCTGGCAGACGGAGGTATTCGCTGCGGTTTGGCACATAGCCCAGAACAGCAAAGAGTTTTACGAGACTTTTGTAAAATCCAGTGTACAAGGGCGTGACGTTTTTGAAGGTGAGCACTACGAAATTTTTGTAGTTCAAAAAATAGCCTCTGAGATGTTGTTATGCCTGTTCAGCAAACCATCCGCATAGCTGATCGCGAATCAAATTACCAATGGAGCCAGAAGCAAGGGAAGAACTGGAAAGCGCCTGCCGTGAAGAGTAATGCGACTCCATAAATATAGTTTTTAGAGTCCATAAAAAAACTGTCAAAACCTGACATACAGAACGATGCCACCAGCTACTGAACGGTGGCATTTTTTTGTGCTATTTGTTTCATATTTTGCAATCACAATGATGAATGTTGCGTTTTATGAAACTATAATGACTGTTGTTTTATACAGTTCTAAGGGGGCGTTATGGCTATTTCAGTAAAGCCAGTATTGATAAGTGAGAAGCAAATGGAAGCGATAAAGAAAATTCAGGAGGAGCAGCGTAAAAAATCAGAGGTAGGAGTTGCGCCAACGATCCACGAAATTGCTCGGGGATTAATGGATAAGGCGCTGGCTTACACTTTAACTGGACGTGGGTAAATTTATGGCTACGTGGCAACAGGGTATTAATTCTGGTGGTTTTCTGGCTGGCATCGGTGCGCAAAATGAGAATGCGCCAAAGGCAAGCGACATTAACGCAACGCTTGGTCTGATCCGCGAAAACAATGAACTGGCTCGCTCAGGTGCAAATAACGTTGCTCTGACAGGTCTTCGTGGTCTGGCTGGAGTTGCTGACATTTATAAGCAGCAGCAACAGCAGGAACGTAAAGCGGCATTCCAGAAAGGTTATGCAGATGCTTATGCGTCCGGTGACAGGGAGCAGATGCGTAATCTTATTACAGCATTCCCAGAAGAGTTTGAGGAAGTCCGTAAAGGGATGAGTTATGTCGATGATGCTCAAAGGGATGATTATGGCAATCTGGCGCTCAAAGCACAGGTAGCCTCATCGCTTGGTCAGGGCGCATTTGGCAGGTTCATGATGGATAATGAGCAGGAGATGCGTCGTTTAGGTATCCCTCCAGAAACTATTGCTGAAATGCAGGTTAATGACCCGCAGGGCTTCCAGCATTTCGCAGGTAATCTGGCGCTGTTTTCTCTCGGTCATGAGAAGTATTTCGATATCAAAGATCAAATGGAAGGTCGTCGACTTGAGCAAGGGCGACTGGATGAAAGTATGCGTCAGGCTGACATGGAGAACGCGAGAGGATGGGCAAATATCCAGAACGCTCAACTAGACAGGGCTCAGCGAGCACAAATTCACTCAGATGAGATGGGATTGAAGCTAATGGAGCTGGGGCAAAAAGGTAAGCCGTCAGCAGACTTAATTAAGGGATTAAATTCTGACATTACCAATTTTGGCAAAAATTATAACTCTGTCAGAGCGGCGGCAAACTCTCTGCAAGCCCTTAGCAAGGTAAATACTGGCGCTGCCCAACTTGGGATTATCTTCAACTACATGAAATCTCTTGACCCGCAGTCAGTCGTTCGTGAAGGCGAACAGGTTCAGGTAATGCGGTCTGATGGCATATGGGGACAAATCAAAGGATACATAGACCAGCTTAATGCTGGAAACGGCCTGTCGCAGGAGGCAAAGGATAACATTGTTAACGCCGCAAAAATCAACGCCAATGCTATGGGGCAGCAGTTTAACCAGCAGGTTGACGAGTATCTCGATACATATGGAGAAACTATTCCTCAGGGGCTAAGAAAAAGCCTTGAAAGAAGGAAAGCGAAGCTATTTGACGATGTTTCCGGGCAGCCTACATCACAGGCTGGCACTGGACAGGCAAAAGCGGCAACCGGAGGAATATCAGAAGGCGCAACGGCAACCAACCCTAAAACTGGTCAGAAAATCATTTACAGGAACGGAAAATGGCAGCAAATGTAATCTTACCGGAAGGTTTTGTGCTCGATGAACAACCTGATAACTCACAGTTTCCTGATAGTTCACAGCTTCCTGATGGTTTTGTGCTTGATGCCCAACCAGAACAGCAGCAATCACCTTTGGTTTCACCAGAGGAAAATTCCAGACAGGAAAATGTTGTTAATAATGCTAACGGTTTCGACCGTTTTATGTATGGCGTTCTCAGTGGATTGATGGATGTTGGTAAAGGTGTTGGCCTGTTTCAGGATATGACACCAGAAGAGCAAGCCGCAATTCAGTCTCTACAGCAGAAGTTAGCGGCAAAACCATCAACCGCACAAGATGTTGGTGAGTTCGTTGGACAAGCAGCGCCATTTGTTAGTGGTGGTGGGATTATTTCTCAGGTTCCCAAAGGGGCGGCAAGACTGGCTGCCGCCGCAGGGCTTGGTGCTGGAGAAGGGGCTATTGTAGCCAATGGAACAAATAGCGATGTTGCTTCCGGCGCTGCTATTGGCGCTGTGGCTGGCCCTGTAGCCGAACTTGCTGGCCCTGCAATTAATAAAATAGCTGGGAAATTAACCAAGAAGAATGTTTCTTCGATTCCAGATATTGAGGGGATTACTCCTGCCGAAGAGAAAATTCGTAAGTTATCTGCACAAGGCAACCCAAATCTTGCCTCTTCGCTTGAAGGGCTAGATCTAAAACCTCAGAAAGAAATTGTTGAGGCTGCAAATAGGCTTCATGTTGATTCAGTTCTTCCTTCTCATTTATCAGGAAATGAGCAATACCAAGCTGTAGAGCAAGCCCTAAAGTCACGGACAGGATCAGCGTTAAAAGCTCAAGAAGATAAAGCAATAAGCGAATTAGCCTCTAGTGCTGGCAAGATAATCGATGATGTTGCTGGTGCGCCAGATGCGTTAGCTATGAGCGAAAAATATATTTATCAGATAAATAGTAGAATGGAAGCACTAAAAAACCGTAGTGATCAGTTATATAAACGTGTTGATTCCGCTCTATCACCAAGAACAAAAGTCGAAGCAAATAACACAAGCACTATGCTGGAAAAAATCGCTGATGATTTAGGAGGGTGGGATAATCTTGACCCAATAGAAAAGCGAGTTTTTACAGCAATAAACCCCGGACCAGATAGCATCCTAACGTATGCAAATTTAAACAGGCAAAGGCGTTTAGTTGGTGATGCCCTAAATAAAAAGCAGGGGCCATACAAAGATGCTGATAAAGAAACGCTATCAAGACTATATGGAGCTTTAGCTGAAGACCAAAAATCTGTCTTATCCAATACTGGATACTTGCGAGATTTCGAAGTCGCACAACGCCTTGTAGCTATGAGAAAAAACTTAGAAAGGCAAATGGTAAATCTTCGCGGGAAAACACTTAATGGGGATATAGCGTATAAAGTAACGAATTCTCTTCAATCTATGGCAAAAGGTGATGCGAGAGGGTTTCGTGAGATTATGCAAAATACTCCATCAAGAACATTGCGAAGGGAGCTAGTAGGAACAGCATTAAGAGATATGCTTTCCTCTGGGAAGCGTGGGGCCGACTTTAATCCATCTGGCTTTGCAGATTGGTGGCAAAACTTGCAACACAGTGGACAGCTAAAGACTTTGGCTGAACATTTGCCAAAAGAAACAATGAGCGGACTATATGATGTATACAAAGTTGCCAGAGCAATAAAAAATGCTAAAGCGCATGAAATATCTACTGGTAAGCTGAATGAGTTTGTAAACAGATTTAATCGGGTAACAGCTCCATACGAACTAGCAGCAAAACACATTCAAAAAATAGGCACGATGGTAGGCGCTCATTTTGGATCGCTTGGAGCCATTGCTGGGGCTGATATTGGAGCAAGATTGGCGAGTAAAGCTCGATTAGCTGGTGGAGCAGGGGCGGCTGATGCTGCGGATAAATTAATTGCCTCGCCAGCCTTCCAGAGCGCAGTAAAAAATCTACACGGAAAAGCGCCTGGGCACATTGTTGATTCACGTATCAGGCGCTCCCCTCAATGGAAGAGTTTTTTTAACTCTCTTCCTGAACAGGAAAAACGGACCATCGCCAGACTGGGCATCATTACTTGGCTATCTAATGATCCAGATAATGACTAGTGAATGGCCACGGATGGCCTCAATCTTTATTCTTTGAAATAGAGTCATTGATCTTTTCGAAACACCAATGAAATCCACAAAAGAGAGCTACACCAATATAACAATACAAAACTATCAACCACCTTTCAGTGTCCGAAGGGTAAAAAACATCAATTACATAAGCAACACCAATTGGTATTAATGCTAGTAATAACATCGACACAGGACGTACAAACTTCTGAACTATATCAATTTTATAGAACCACAAGGCGGTATGTTTAATGATATAAGTAAAGATGGCTGCGCCAATAATGGCAAAAAACACCATCGATAAAGTCGGGTATAACTTTGCGACAATTAAACCCAACAAAATAATTATAACTGCCTGCCCCCTCACACCAACCCTCCCTTTAGCTTTGTTTAGAATGGCAATCATCATATATCCAAGACATGGCATTTGGTACATAGCTTGGGTCGGGATTTCAAATCCGCCCCCGTTGATGGGGTCGTTACAGTACGCGCATATCCGCTTTATGTGAAACAGGAAGATTTTTCTGATATCACTGCCACAGCAAAACACCAATTTCGTGACCAGTACGCGCGCGAGGGGTATCAGTTGCAAAATTTTTTGCAACTGCGTCCGACCAGTACGCACACGATGGCGGGGGATACCATGAAACTGTTCTCTACACGAGACAGAGTGGTGGTGATGTGTTGATTATCGGCGTATATGCGCACAGGACGCGCTATGACGATGTTTTATGCGGGTACACCAATCACATGTATCTGGTGTGATAAATCGCGTTACATGACCTCTCATGTTGTGCTGGTGGTTATCACGACGTTCTGAATCTGGCTTTTGTCTGATATTTTGCGACAAGTACGCGCGCGTAACATCGAAATTATCGGATGGCGTATGTTGCTGGCAAGATAAAGTCGGCGTAATACAAAGGCGTTACTTGATAGCAGCAAGATTACAACAATGGTTGTTGAATTTGAGCGATGTAAGGAATTGATTTAGGGAGGCGCTGATGGCTAAAAAGTTCCACTACCAGCGGATGAATGCGCCAGCGATGGCCGTTTGGTAGTAAAAGAGGAGCCATTCCTCAATCAGTTGAATACATTATGCCAACTAAATGGGTGGGGGCACTGTGTGGGTATTCAGCGGTGACGGTATTTTTTAAGCCAAGGACTATCCGTAGCAGGGGGACTCATTTTGAAATATTTATCATATGTAACTTATTATTTTAGATAAAGATTTCCAGTTAAAGAAAAAAGTTATCATTGATATAATCAAATATGCCCCTGCGAGTAGCAGGGCATAATAATCCAGAGGCAGATTGCTGACAACAGGGGCAAACATCGAGATCATTGCTAATAGGCAGGCTGTGATCAGCGTAGTTCCTGTATCAAAAAGCCCCTCAATAATGCCTTTTAGTACTCCGTTACTTTTTAGAGCGCCTACAATTCCCTTTGAACTATCAAAGCTACTTAGCATGGTGACTGATGCCAAAACAAAACCAAAGAGAACTCCAGAAATAGTTGAAAGAGCACCAGCAGCCGAAATGACAGCATTGTGATCTAGGTCGTGTAAAAAATGGGCACCAGCAATAGCCATAGCTAGAGCAAACAATGACTTGGCAGCAAACAATTTCCGAGAACTCATAATGTATTCCTGTTACGTTTGACTAACCAAATAGTACTGGGTTAGATACCTAAGGTTGTCATTCTTTGCTTGTAGCATAGCATTTTTAACGTCAGTATCGGTCGGATACCCATCTGCTTGGATAGGCACCATCTTCTTTACCGTAAGAACTTCGTCTACAAGACTTTTCTTCTTTTTATCGCCCTGAGCAACAACATTTGCTTTCTCAAAAGTTAAACGACCATCACCACCAGGGAACTTTTCTAGCATCTCCTTAAGGCTTTTTTTAACGTCATCCTCAAGCCATCCCTTTGCTTTTCTTTTTAATGGAGAATGTCCGCGTAACGAAATAGTCAGGTGGCTTGAACTGGTGCCTCTGATCATCTCAATCATCTGATTCGCGAACATTCCATCGAGTTGATACTGTGCGGCATTGAAGTTTCTTGGGATGGCCACAGAAATCTCGCAGCTTCTTAGATTGGATCCAGTTTCGAGTAGTTCTTTGATGCTTTCTTCTTTCCAAATGGCTTCAAAAGAAACAGGGACTCCGCGATCACTGGAGTTGAAAAGAAGGAAGGCTAAGTCACTATGGCGTGGACCTAAATGATTTAAAGACAATACTAGAATGTCTGTCTGAGGATAATAAATAAAGTATGTACGTTCTGAAAGAGTCTTTGCCCCGGCTAGAGGGATTTTCTCTTCCACCCACTCTTTATCTGTAATATATGCCAGTGTTGCGCTTTTTCTTCTTCGAGACATGAATCCGAAGTAGGAGCCATCCTCGGGTGAGATGTCTAGAAAATGAATTTTAAGTTCTCTTTCACCAAAGTCTGCATAGTGGGTCATCTTGAAGTCTTTAGAACACCGATCATACAGATTTTTAAAGGCCTCTGCGGTTAACCCCTTGTTACTAGTGCGAATATTCTCAGAGCTTGTGTAAAAGCCCACCCTTACAGATTTCAAACTTTGATCTTTTGGTGCCACAGTCATTTGAGCTCCATTGTACTCTGCGATAGTTTTTGCACACCTTGAAATCAAAATCTCCATGTCAGTCACGAGAAAATAACTATGGATGAAACCCATCAAAGGCATTGAATACAGGTGGCTTTTGAGAATCATCCTAACCTGGTGACGGTGGTTCGCATATCCTGATGGATGATCAGTGATTAATCAATGCGCCAAGCAGATGTGTCTATGTGTTTGTTAATCATTGCATGACAGTAGATCGACATGGGAGATCACGTTATATAGTTGAATTGTTAGGATATCCATGCACCGATCAACTGACTAGGCTGATGTGCTTTTTAGCAGGTGCCATATAGTAGTTAGGCGGTTCTGTGAAATGATTACTGTTCCAGCATAACTGCGGCATAAAGCGGTGCTATATAAGCTATTTGCTGGCGGATTTAGTCTTCACCGTTAATATATGTAGTGACTATTTGACAGAGTGTTAGTTCACGGACACTTTTTGTTGGTTCAAAATGAGTTGATGTTGGTTCAATATTTTAGAAAAAACACAATAAAAACAACGCTCTTTACAAATTGAACCAACTGAACCAACTGAACCAACTGAACCAACACCTTTTTGCTTATCTATATAATCTGAGAGGCAGAAATGATAAGGGACAGGAAAGCTGAAGAGCTGGAGTCAAAAGGGCTATACCGGAGAGCTGCCGCACGATGGATGGAAGTCATGCTGTTATGCACCGAGGACGATGATCGGGAATGGATAAAGCGCCGCCGTGAAACGTGTCTGGAGAACGTGAAGCGCCCGCCCGTGAAGGTTGAGGAATTTGGCGACCTGCATAAAGCTGTTACCGAAACGCAACACCGCATGGGGATAGCGCAACCGAACGGTAACGCCTTCCGGTTAAATGGCGGCAAGAGGCAAAGGTAGACCACCAGAGGGAAATCATCCTCTGGCTGGCGGTTTCTGGTATTTCGGGACAAGTACGCGCACGCGTAGCACCCAATCGGTGAGGAAATAGCGGCGACCTGAATGGTCAAAATCACAACGCAGCTATCCCCGTAAGCATCGCTTAACGGAATAGCAGTAACCTGAATCCAGTGGGGAGGGGGTAGTCAAATCTCTACAGGCCTGACTATCCGGGACTGCCCGCCCCATCGTTTTTTTATACCCGCGAAAAATGAAATTTAATCCGGGCGTGTTTCATCCTTCCAGAGGGTATGACGTATGGCACCACGCGAAATAGCCTTATTGACCATCGCCAAACTTGAGCACGGAGGCCACCAGCTTACACAGGCAGATCAACGGGAGATAGAACGATCAGTTAATGCCGATATAGCCCGGCGCGACAGGTTCCGCGAAATGATGCGAGCACCTGCCTACCAGTGGAAGAAGCCAGCGCCGCGCAGGTAGATATGGGATTATTCCACATGTAACTTATGCGTATTAAGCAAATTTCCTTTATTCACCTTTACAGAATTGTGAGTACGTCAGTATCGTTATCCTTCCGATTCGCATTTATTCAGGATTTGCATGTACCAGCTAAAGATAACCATCCGAGACAGCAAACCACCTATATGGCGGCGTGTGCTGGTTCCAGAGCAAATCCCCTTTAGTAAACTTCATGCCGTGATCCAGTTAGCTTTTGGCTGGAATGACGAACACCTGTATATGTTCGAGAAAGGGCGTAAAGGTGATCCAGGTAGCGAGTATCGCGTATGGGGTGAGGATGAAAGCATGGGTAACGCGGCAATCACGCCACTATGGGCGGCGCTCCAGAATGAGGGTGACAAGCTGGTTTACACGTATGACTTTGGCGACTGGTGGGATTGCGTCATTGTGCTGGAGAAGCAAACACACGATACGAGTAATCAGCCCATTAGCTGCCTGCGTGGGAAAGGCACCACCCCGGCGGAAAACTCAGGCGGCTTGCATGGTTACAATGAATTGCTATTACAGGCCAGAGAGTCTGATAATCCTGAGCAGGCCGAGATCCACAATTTCCTGATGCTGGATATTGAACGCCGGGTTTACGACCTGAGCCGCATCAACGACAGATTGCAGGCTATTAACTGACCCGCATGTATTCACCTGATATTGCGTTATCAGCGCCGCCAGTATCGCGCATAACAGCACAATGACCGGGTAAACCGTAACGCACGACCGTTGCGTTAGTCTCACCGCCGCGCCGTATCTGGCGCGATTCATACACTGTCACCCGCTCAAGCAGTCCACCAGCAACCATGCTTTCCAGTGTGCGCCGGGTTGATTCGAGCTGGTGACGCTTATCGAACGACACCATGCCATGAAGCAGGTAGGCCACACCCGACACATCGAACGGCGGCGCACCAATCTCACCAGTCACCCATTCGAGGTTATCCGGTTCAAAGTAGCTAAGTATCTCTTTTTTGCGGCTGGTCATTCTCATGGCTGGCTGATTCCTTATTGTGGGATAGCACTATCATACAATAAGTGGGTTAAAGGGAGAGCGTTACCGCCTGATATGCTGTATGAATAACAACCAAATTTCAGGGGCGGAAAAAGATATGGGGGTACTTTTGGGGGTATCTATAAAAAATGAACAATAAAAAAGGCAACAAAAACAAAGCTTATCGCCTATGTGTATTGTTCCTATTATCGCACCATCTAAATCAATAAGTTACCTCGCATTTAAGTAAACTACGTTCTCCTCTTGTGCCGTATTTGTGCCATTGCGACTTATAATCGCATCGATTTTGCTCGCGTGCTCGGTGAGATGCCCAGCTGAAAGGTGGGCGTATCTTTGAACCATTTCGAGAGTTTCCCATCCTCCCATCTCTTTAAGTGCAAGAAGAGAGACACCGGACTGAACCAGCCAGCTTGCCCAGGTATGCCTCAGGTCATGGAAGCGGAAGTTGCTAATGCCTGCCCGCTTTAACGCTCCCTTCCATGCCTTGTTGCTGTCGGTTCTCATCTTCCTTACCGCTGCTGTTTTTGTTCCGTCGCTTCGGTAGGCAGGTTTGGTGTGGACAAATACCCATCTCTTATGGAGCCCCTGCTGTTTTCTTAATATCTGGCATGCGGTTTCGTTAAGAGGAACTCCGATCGCATTGCCAGCTTTTGTTTCATCAGGGTGCATCCATGCCATTTTCTTATCCAGATCGACCTGTGACCACTCAAGGTCTGTAACGTTGGAACGACGAAGGCCTGTCGTGATTGCAAACATGACCACAGGGAAGAAATGAGGAGCAATTTCTGCAAACAGGCGCTTCGATTCCTCCTCTGTAAGCCATCTGATTCGTCCATTCTTAACGCGTGGTGTTGATATTTTGGGCGCCCTGTCAAGCCATCCCCATTCAACAGCCATATTGAGAATAGCGCGAAGTATTGCCAGATGCCGCGTCTTCGTTCCTTTGCTTGCCAGCTTTGGTTTATACTCCGGCACTGGCTTGCCAAGCCGCAAACACCTATCCCGGCTCATCTCCCAGTTCAGGCGATGGCGGCGGTTTTCCATCCCGTCTACCGCCTCCATTATTTTTTCTGTTGTTATGTCAGAGAGAATGGTTTCTCTGAAGTGCAACATCCAGAACGATATAATGCTCTTGTCATCATCAATGGACTTCTTATCCGATTTCTCACGCAGCCACCGTATGCAGGCTTCCTTGAATAGCTTTTTCGGTGATTCCCCGAGATTTTTTACTCTCCACGCTTCTGCTTTCAGACGATCGTGAAGTTCTTGCGCTTGCCTCTTGTCCGATGTTTCAAGAGAGCGTCTAACTCTTGATCCATCTGGCGCGACGAAATCGCAGTGCCATGTGCCACCGCGCAGTTTGATTGACATGCTTTAACCTCCTGCACATCAACCGCATTCACCGCGCCATTGTGTCTCACAGACTTAAGCGCCGCAATGCAGTCTGACTTGCAAATGCGATATGGGCTTTTAGGTTTATCTGGATTTATCTTTGCGGCTTGAAGTCGTCCACTTCGTATCCACTGCGTGATAGTGCCTTTGTCTACCTTCAGATACGACGCAGCCTCTTCACGAGTGAAGATTTCTTCTTCCACTTGGAGTCTCCATTTATTGGATTGACATGATTGCTGTAGGTCTGGATATCTTGAGAAGCTGGCAGGCCTCATCGAGTGTGAGGCTGTATGATTCCATGGTTACCTCTGCTTTTTGAACGCATGTCACGTAACTTCTTAATGTGTTCTGCCGTTTCGATCTCTTCTGCTATCCGATCTGCATCAGCTTTATTCACAGGTTCAAAGTCATGATTAAATCGGAACATGCTGGCGATACATGTTCTGCCTTTTCGGATGTAGTGAACTTTGTTGTGGGTAGAACGCAGGATTTTGCAGGGAGTGCCGTGGTGATCGACGTACCAGGTGTTAGGAAAAATGATTCTGAACATTTTTACACCTCAGTTGGACGATGTTGAAATTTGCTGCTTTGAGGCCATCACAGTCCCCATTGTTTGTTCTTAAGTTCGATCTCCTCCTGGCAACTTGCACAAGTCCGACAACCCTGAACAGCCAGGCGTCTTCGCTCATCTATCGGATCGCCACACTCACAACAATGAGTTGCGGATACAGTCTGGTAGTTCAGACGACGCATTTTTATTGCTGTATTGCGCTGTAATTCTTCGATTTCTGATGCTGAATCAATGATGTCTGCCATCTTCCATTAATCCCTGAATTGTTGGTTAATACGCTTGAGGATGAATGCGAACAATAAAAAAGGAGCCTGTAGCTCCCTGATGATTTTGCTTTTCATGTTCACCGTTCCTTAAAGAGGCCGTTTAACATGCCGATCGCCAGGCTTAAATGAGTCGGTGTGAATCCCATCAGCGTTACCGTTTCGCGGTGCTTCTTCAGTACGCTACGGCAAATGTCATCGACGTTTTTATCCGGAAACTGCTGTCTGGCTTTTTTGATTTCAGAATTAGCCTGACGGGCAATACTGCGAAGGGCGTTTTCTTGCTGAGGTGTCATTGAACAAGTCCCATGTCGGCAAGCATAAGCACACAGAATATGAAGCCCGCTGCCAGAAAAATGCATTCTGTGGTTGTCATGCAGCCTCCCGACGGGCAAGAATCCTTGAGCCGAACGCCATCAACTCTCCACGATCAACGGTCGTAAAGTGGCAGTGTGTACGGGGATATGGGTGCCAGATAATGAGCATCGAGCCTTTATTATTTCCACTGACGGGTTTCCCGGTGAGTGGGTTAATAAATGCCAGTCGTCCTGCCGTGATGAATCTGACCTCACTGGCGGTTTGTATCGCTTCATGAAACCATCCGACAGACGTGTCAGCAGGCAATAACATTACACATCCCACACTACTGAATTTGTTTTCAGTGGCTGCCTTTTTAACAAAAGGGGAAATATTGCTGTATGGTGGATTCAGCCAGACATAACCAGAGGCATATCCCATTGCTTCAGGCCATGAAGTGGTTAATGTGTTCTGCTCCTGTGAGATAAAAAGCCGACATAGTCGGTTTTTTTCACTGGCTGCAGCATCAAGTTGAAAAACGAACTCTGCATTAAGCGCAGCAAAAATCTCTGGTGGTGTGCACCAGCTGTCGCGATGTTCTGCAGGAGTATTGCTTCCGGTGAAATCAGTCATACAGCCCCCCGTTTATTATTTATCTCCTCAGCCAGCCGCTGGGCTTTCAGTGGATTTCGGATAACAGAAAGGCCGGGAAATACACAGCCTCGCTTTGTAACGGAGTAGACGAAAGTGATCGCGCCTACCCGGATATTATCGTGAGTATGCTTCATCGCCATTGCTCCCCAAATACAAAACCAATTTCAGCCAGTGCCTCGTCCATTTTTTCGATGAACTCCGGCACCATCTCGTCAAAACTCGCCATGTACTTTTCATCCCGCTCAACCACGACATAATGCAGGCCTTCACGCTTCATTCGCGGGTCATAGTTGGCAAAGTACCAGGCATCTTTTCGCGTCACCCACATGCTGTACTGCACCTGGGCCATGTAAGCCGACTTTATGGCCTCGAAACCACCGAGCCGGAATTTCATGAAATCCCGGGAGGTAAACGGGCATTTCAGTTCAAGGCCGTTGCCATCACTGCATAAACCATCTGGAGAGCAGGCGGTACGCATACTTTCGTCGCGATAGATGATCGGGGATTCAGTAACATTCACGCCGGAAGTAAACTCAAACAGGGCCCTGGCGTCGTTCTCGTACTGTTTTCCCCAGGCCAGCGCCTTAGCATTAACTTCCGGAGCCACACCGGTGCAAACCTCAGCCAGCAGGGTGTGGAAGTAGGACATTTTCATGTCAGGCCACTTCTTTCCTGAGCGGGGCTTTGCTATCACATTGTGAACTTCTGAAGCGGTGATGACGCCGAGCCGTAATTTGTGCCATGCATCATCCCCCTGTTCGACAGCTCTCACGTCGATCCCGGTACGCTGCAGTATAATGTCCGGTGTCATGCTGCCACCTTCTGCTCAGTGGCTTTCTGTTTCAGGAATCCAAGAGCTTTCACTGCTTCGGCCTGTGTCAGTTCTGACGATGCGCGAATGTCGCGGCGAAATATCTGGGAACAGAGCGGCAATAAGTCGTCATCCCATGTTTTATCCAGGGCAATCAGCAGAGTGTTAATCTCCTGCATGGTTTCATCGTTAACCGGAGTGATGTCGCGTTCCGGCTGACGTTCTGCAGTGTATGCGGTATTTTCGACAATGCGCTCGGCTTCATCCTTGTCATAGATACCAGCAAATCCGAAGGCCAGACGGGCACACTGAATCATGGCTTTATGCCGTAACATCCGTTTGGGATGCGACTGCCACGGCCCCGTAATTTCTCTGCCTTCGCGGGTTTTGAATGGTTCGCGGCGGCATTCATCCATCCACTCGGTAACGCAGATCGGATGATTGCGGTCCTTGCGGTAAATCCGGCATGTACAGGATTCGTTGTCCTGCTCAAAGTCCATGCCATCAAACTGCTGGTTTTCATTGATGATGCGGGACCAGCCATCAACGCCCACCACCGGAACGATGCCATTCTGCTTATCAGGAAAGGCGTAAATTTCTTTCGTCCATGGATTAAGGCCGTACTGGTTGGCAACGATCAGTAATGCGATGAACTGCGCATCGCTGGCATCACCTTTAAATGCCGTCTGGCGAAGAGTGGTGATCAGTTCCTGTGGGTCGACAGAATCCATGCCGACACGTTCAGCCAGCTTCCCTGCCAGCGTTGCGAGTGCTGTACTCATCCGTTTTATACCTCTGAATCAATATCAACCTGGTGGTGAGCAATGGTTTCAACCATGTACTGGATGTGTTCTGCCATGCGCTCCTGAAACTCAACATCGTCATCAAACGCACGGGTAATGGCTTTTTTGCTGGCCCCGTGGCGTTGCAAATGATCGATGCATAGCGATTCAAACAGGTGCTGGGGCAGGCCTTTTTCCATGTCGTCTGCCAGTTCTGCCTCTTTCTCTTCACGGGCGATCTGCTGGTAGTGACGCGCCCAGCTCTGAGCCTCAAGACGATCCTGAATGTAATAAGCGTTCATGGCTGACCTCCTGAAAATGGCTGTGAAAATATCGCCCGCGAAATGCCAGGCTGATTAGGAAAACAGGAAAGGGGATTAGTGATTCAGGCCGTTACCGCGTCCGTCGAGAAAAACTTCCACGAGCAAATCACGGGTATAAGTGCGCTCGATGCCGCGATGCAGATAAAGCCGTCCGCGTAAATTAGCTGATGCAGTCCAGGTACCATCTTTGTGTTTGACCAGCATTCCTGGCATGACCGCACCTCGATTAACGGTCTGCGTTCCATAATGTTGATGAACCATAAAAACTCCTGCCCGTAAGCTGGGCTGCTGAACATATAGAGACTTCTGCGCGTATTCAGGCGGTGGATGGCCGCCGGTTGTCATAACTAAGCCGCCTCGTTGAAGCGACTGAGGTATGAGGTGTTGAGTTGATTTCAGCTGGTCACACCGACGTTCACGCGTCCGTTTCACCCCTCGCACTCCCCGGAGCCTGCCGAAATTCAAGCTGCGGATCTAAGCGGTCATCGCAACGGTGAATCAGGCGGTTGCCGTATCGTTGTGTTGTTGCGACATGGTAATAATAGCTATTGCTATTGGTGGTATCAATACTTATTGCTATTGATTGATGTGTTTTGATATTAACTGTTTGATAGCAAAAAGAATTAATTTTGTGACTTGCATCGCATAGCGATAACTGAAGGGAGGTTGTGGTGGTTTTTCGAACGGTTTGTGTGATGAGGGGAGGGGACAAAAGAAAACCCGGCACGGTGGCCGGGCTAGATCTTAAAGTATTTATCTTTTAGAGATGTAGATGCAAAATTTTTTGCCTTTGAAAATTTTTTGTCATCAGAAGAGCTTATGAACTCATCTTTTTTGTAGGGAACCGCTAATGCTGCATCACGTCTGCGAGGCAGCTTACTTACTTCCTCGCACTTTTTCATGATCAGTTATCCTTTAATAACCTATACAGTTTTGTAGGGGTACATCCTGAGGATATTGTTAAGTTCGTAGCACGCCTTTTCCGCCCACCATCGTATAAACGAAAACCAGTAGTAGACGAATTTTCTGCGTCAAAAACTATAGACAGTATAACGTCCCCAGACTTTTTTTGCCATTCATATGTGCCGTTAGTTGGTTTTGTCATCTGTAGACGCCAGTCAAGAACGCCATCACTTATAGCTGAGAGATCGTTTAGTACGTCTAGTACGGATTGATATCTTTCATTTGGATCTACATGAATGCATTTGTTTACTATTGTTATCAATTTTTTATGTATGTGGGAAGGATACTCTTTTAATGGATAGGAGCCATTAATTATCGACTCTCTGAGTTGTTCAATCGTTCTAAATGCAGATCTTTCTCTTTCAAAATTATCATATCCAACACACATTCTATATATGGTTAATCCTGCCTGATATATGTCATATGTGAAATTATAATCATTTGTTGATAAAGAAAAATATTCCGGTGGCACATGAAAATGATATCCAAACTCAGGCGCAGCTCTCGATTCCTCATTGACTAACTGAGACAATCCAAAGTCAGATAGCATGGCCTCATTTCTGTTTGATATCATGATGTTATTAGGTTTTATATCAAAATGCATAAGACCTTTTGAGTGTATATGATAAAGCCCACTTAAAAATTGAATAGAATACCGTATTATCTCCCTGCTCGTAAGATTAATCTTTTTTATTAATTGGTTTAGCGAACCATTATGATAAAATGGCATGGCTATATAGATATTGCTCTCACATTGAGCAGCATACTGAACTTGCACAATATTTGGATGTGCATGTTTATAGAGAAGCCTTGCTTCATTAAAGTAGTCGTCGTGGTTAGTGTTTTCTTTTTTTTCTATTTCTTTAATCACCAAGTCATGAGCTAGGTGTCTGTCATGAGCCAGATATACTTTTGAAAAACAACCCTGTTCTTCTAGATCACGAATCCATTCGAATGCTACATCAGCTCTTTTGTATGGAGTCAGCATCCCCTTACCTCCGCAGATAGTGCAGCCAAAACAGCTTCATTTGTTTCAGTTGTAAAACCAGAATTATCGATTCCATTTATATTACGGTGTGACTTCAATATTTCTTTATACTCGATCTCTGTTAGGTTCAATGATGACTTCATACCAGATTTTCTAATGGTGTAATATCTTCTTACATCACTGCTTGAAAATGCTTCTTGAATAACAGCTTCTATATAAAGGCGGTCAATGCTAAGATTATCAGAGTTTGATTCAGTAACGCGTATAGCAGCTAATTCAACATTATATAAATTAAGAATGTCGAGGATGTTATTTCGCACATACTTTAATTTTTCTGGTGTGTCTAAGGTCGAAGGTATTTTAATAACATCAACACATTTGAGTGCAGACTCATCAGTGCAATATACAACAAAAGATGTAACTTTGGGCGCCGCCCTAACACCTAGTATTCTCATTTTTTATATCCCATTTTAGAATCAGGCTGCGTTTCTGCAGCCTCTCTCATCACCCAAATGTCTAATCAGGCTATTATTGATTATCCATGTTTCCTGTATGTTTGCGGCATGCTCCCAATAACTTTCCCGAAGATAAACACCCGGTTCATCTCGTCTTTCTCGATTGGGTCCCACGGTGAGTAGCTCTTGTTATCAGAGATAACCAGCAGTTTATCCTTCATCATTTGCAGGCGCTTAACATGGGCTGTGTCGTCATACAGAAACGCATAGATACCATCACCGTCGAAAGATTTAACAGTGATATCAACGAACAGAAGATCACCTGGTTCGATCGTTCCTGACATGCTGTCACCGCGTACGTTAATGATGCGGATATTTTCTGCCTTCCTGCCATCGAACATGTGACGAGCATCGTCAAACGAGTACTCAACCGAGCGTAGAACTTCTACAAACTCACGGTTGATGACTCCCGGCCCGGCACTCACTTCTATATCAAGAACGTCAATCTTGAAGTATTTGGGATGGTTGGCAGCAGGCTTCCCTGATTGTTGACCGTCATTTCTCATCGGGCCTATGCCTGATGAGAGCCACTCTGTTCGAACACCCAATGCATTAGCTATTTCAACAATTTTTGTTGAGCCGCGTGCGTTGCCGCTTGTCAGTCTCCAGATTGTGGGTTGAGCTACGCCAGACGCCTTTGCAAGAGCGCCTTGAGACATTCCAGATTGTTCCATCGCTAGGTTTAAGCGATCAGCAAGAGTTTCTTTTTTCATAAGTTTTAATTTATACGCTTGCGTATTGATGGTCAAAACACGTTTTGCTATTGATTGGGTTAATACGCATTGCTATTATCCATTCATTGTAATACCAATAGGAATTGATAATGACAAATCAAACCATTCAACTCGCAATCAGTATTACAGGTAGTCAAAAACGACTGGCAGATCTATGCGGTGTAGCCCAGCCCACTGTTTGGCGTTGGCTACACGGTGGCGGAATTGATGCCCGCTATGTAATGAAAATTGTCTCAGCCACTGGTGGAAAGATTAAACCAGCAGATATTCGTCCCGACCTTGCACCATTGTTTAACGCGAGTAATTCTGCCGCCTAAACTGCGGCGTTAACTGATAAGGCAATGATTATGCAACCACTTACATACCAACAGACTAGCGGATTTAGCCCGACTGCGGTGATAAATCGTTCTCAAATAAAACAGGTGCCAGGCCACGAAAAAATCCGTGATGCCGTTCGCGCCTGGTCGGCTGCAGATAATCAGGATGTTGTTGCCGCACTCATTGTGAATGAGTATCGGGAGCAGGGCGGCGGCACCATCGATTTCCCTGATGATGTCAGCCGTGCACGCCAGAAGCTGTTCCGCTTCCTCGATAACAAATTCGATTCTGAAAAATACCGAAATAACGTGCGTGAACTGACCCCGGCAATTCTGGCGGTACTACCGCTGGAATATCGCGGCCACCTGGTTGAGCAGGATAGCTTCATGGCTCGGCTGGCTGAAATGGAAAAGGAACTCTGTGAGGCAAAGCAGGCGGTCATTCTCAACGCACCACGCCACCAGAAACTGAAGGAGATGAGTGAAGGTATTGTGTCGATGTTTCGTGTGGACCCGGATCTGGCTGGTCCATTGATGGCGATGGTCACCACCATGCTGGGGGCAATATGACAGGTTCAGAAATGGCGAAAGCCGGTCTGCGGGAACAGAGCCGACTTTCAGGTGCAAATCGTAACGCACTCATTGCGGGAGGAATTATGGCAAACACTGCTGAGATATTCAATTTTCCAGTGCCGGATGTGGCACAAAAGGAGCCGCGCGTGGCAGATCTTGATGATGGTTATACGCGCATTGCTAATGAGTTGCTGGAAGCTGTGATGCTGGCGGGATTAACACAGCACCAGCTTCTGGTCTTCCTGGCTGTCATGCGCAAAACATATGGCTTTAATAAAAAACTGGATTGGGTGAGCAACGAGCAACTTTCCGAATTGACCGGGATATTGCCGCACAAGTGTTCTGCTGCAAAAAGTGTTCTGGTAAAGCGTGGGATTTTAATTCAGAGCGGGCGGAATATCGGCATTAATAATGTGGTCAGTGAATGGTCAACATTACCCGAATCAGGTAAGAAAAATAAAGTTTACCTGAAAGAGGTAAATTTACCTGAATCAGGTAAGAAAAGTTTACCCAAATCAGGTAAAGGCGTTTACCCGAATCAGGTAAACACAAAAGACAAACTAACAAAAGAAAATATAAAACCTTTTTCGTCCGAGAATTCTGGCGAATCCTCTGACCAGCCAGAAAACGACTTTCCTTTGGAGAAACTGGATGCTGCAATTCAGAGCGGCAGCAAGTGGGGGACAGCAGAAGACCTGACCGCCGCAGAGTGGATGTTTGACATGGTGAAGACCATCGCGCCCTCAGCCAGAAAACCGAATTTTGCAGGGTGGGCTAACGATATCCGCCTGATGCGTGAACGTGACGGACGTAACCACCGCGACATGTGCGTGCTGTTCCGCTGGGCATGCCAGGACAACTTCTGGTCCGGTAACGTGCTGAGTCCGGCCAAACTCCGCGACAAGTGGACCCAACTCGAAATCAACCGTAACAAGCAACAGGCTGGCGTGACAACCGGAAAATCAAAACTCGACCTGACAAACACTGACTGGATTTACGGGGTGGATTTATGAAAAACATCGCCGCACAGATGGTTAACTTTGACCGTGAGCAGATGCGCCGGATCGCCAACAACATGCCGGAACAGTACGACGAAAAGCCGCAGGTACAGCAGGTAGCGCAGATCATCAACGGTGTGTTCAGCCAGTTACTGGCAACTTTCCCGGCGAGCCTGGCTAATCGTGACCAGAACGAACTGAACGAAATCCGCCGCCAGTGGGTTCTGGCTTTCCGGGAAAACGGGATCACCACGATGGAACAGGTTAACGCAGGAATGCGCGTAGCCCGTCGGCAGAATCGACCATTCCTGCCATCACCCGGGCAGTTTGTTGCCTGGTGCCGGGAAGAAGCATCCGTTACCGCCGGGCTGCCAAACGCCAGCGAGCTGGTTGATATGGTTTACGAGTATTGCCGGAAACGTGGCCTGTATCCAGATGCAGAGTCTTATCCGTGGAAATCAAACGCGCACTACTGGCTGGTTACCAACCTGTATCAGAACATGCGGGCCAATGCGCTGACTGATGCGGAATTACGGCGCAAGGCTGCCGATGAACTGGCCTGTATGACAGCGCGAATTAACCGTGGTGAGGCGATACCTGAACCAGTAAAACAACTTCCTGTCATGGGCGGGAGACCGCTTAATCGTGTTCAGGCTCTGGCGAAGATCGCAGAAATCAAAGCGAAGTTTGGGCTGAAAGGAGCAAGTGTATGACGGGCAAAGAGGCAATTATTCATTACCTGGGGACTCATAAGAACTTCTGTGCGCAGGACGTTGCCGCGGTAACAGGCGCAACCGTAACCAGCATAAATCAGGCTGCGGCTAAAATGGCGCGGTCAGGAATCCTGGTCGTTGATGGTAAGGTCTGGCGAACGGTGTATTACCGGTTCGCTACCAGAGAAGAACGGGAAGGAAAGGTGAGCACGAATCTGATTTTTAAGGAGTGTCGTCAAAGTGCCGCGATGAAGCGGGTGTTGGCTTTATATGGAAGAGAGTAGGTATGAGCAATTATTGTTACTAATTTTAGTTTTACGACATTCGTGATAACTAAATAATTGATGTGTGGAACTGAATTATAAAGGGGATGATGTTTTGGGAAATAAAGAAAATATCGATTGTAAGCACACAAGAAGCTCATGCTATAAAAACAAGCAGATGAAAGATGTTATTTATATTACATTGCCTAAACTCACTGAAGAAGAAGTAGAAATTTTTAAGGGACCAATGCATAAAGCATTGCTTGCAGGGATAAATGTTACAAAAAAGGCAGTTTCTGATGCCCTGCTAAACAAAGGGATAAAAGTTGAATTTAAATAGAGTAATTCAGTGGCAACAATAGCACTCATTTGTGAGTGCTATTGAAATTTATTAGAAAATAATGTTTGCTATATCCGAGATAGCATTTAAAGAACCTCTGTGGTCACTTCCTGTTTTAGGTAAAATATAGGAATATCGAGGGTCTTCATTATATGTTAACTTCCAGTGTTTTCCATCGCTTGACGCACTGAAACCTAAGTCCTTTAAATTTCTTTGTGTTGCGCTATCCATGCTTCTGTAACCTGTTAAAGTCCTTTTAAGTAATTGGCGGCGACTCTCGGTTTCTTTATTGTATTCATTATTGGCAATTAGGGATGATAAGATATGGTAGCTTCTACCAAATTCATTTTTATTTTTTATGGCAGTTTTTAGCGCGTCAATAATTATATTTTTGATTTCTCCATCAAAAAAATCAGTCTCTTCACCAGCATTAAGCACAATGCTTCCTTGGGCTGAAGCTTGTGATTGAAGAGTGCGTACTCTGTGCTCTAAAGAGGAGATCTTATGCTTAAGATCTTCTATTTGGTCATCTTTCGCAACATTATCGGCTTCGTAAAGCGCCATCAGTTCGCGTGTGTATTCTCCTCTTTCTTTGAGTGAGTTAATAGAGTCTTTCGTTTTTCTGGTTTGTATCTCACTCCATCCACTATCTGAGACAGGAGCCATTGTAGTCGTAGCTCTTACAACATCATCAAATAACTCATCTTCAAATTCTTTTGCGGTTTTCTCACCACGGCGATAAAAACTGATATTTTGACCCCGTGGCCAATAGATACCAACAGCACCAGCATAGGCATTTTTAGCATTTGTCTCATTTTTTAGCTTAATAGAAAATAGTCTATTGCTAGGCTCAATTAATACATGTGCTAATCCGCATACCTTTCTTGCAAGGCGTTCTGGGATGATATTGTGAGCATGTTCATTAAAAAAATACTTGGAGCTAACGTATATTATTGGTAGTCTGTTGTCAGTTTCACCATTTATAACTTTAGCTGCTATATTTAAATGTTCATCAGTATCATCTAAGGAATGAGGTTCGACTGACACCTTGAAAATATCATCAAGACCACCAGAAAATTTATCAATCAATCTCATAACAACTAATGGTTTCTTAGGTTGCGGGGCTAGATAAGCTGCATCTTGGCTTACAACGCTAGATTCCACCTGAATCCACATGGTATCAGTTTTGAGATTTTTATTAATTGAAATATCTGTTACCCATTTGTGTGGCTCAGATATTTTCGAATACCTAAAACAGCCTAAACTAGTATCTTTGTTTTTATAAGTTATTATATCAATTCTTTCATTTTTAGACTCTATGAAGTACTCCTCGCTTTTATAATCACATACTAATTGTGCTGGAATAAAAGTTGTATGTGGTGAGTCGTTTACCCAAGAAAAACATTCATTAAAGATCTCAGCTAGAGATGTGGAGTTTGAAACATAAAAACCAGTTGAGAAATATTTCATGAAATTTCCTTATTAAAAATGAGATTAATCTCATTGGCTATGATAATTGTTACCCTCCTTTGGATCTAGTGTTCATTTGACATAAGAACCTATTGATTCATCATAATCAACTCGCCATAATCATGTCATCGGAGCCTAAAAAACTCCGGTGACTTCTGCGCTAAACGGGGACGTTTATGCGCACACACAATCCAAACTCTCATCTCCATTCACAGATGCAGAAATGCACCTACGATTTTTTACATTCGGTGTTTTACTTCGACAGCCAGAATTGGGAGTCTCTATTCGTCTGGCGGCTAAAGGTGATATGGAAATCGTTATGTTTTGGCCTGAGGTAGTTGTAACTGTTGTAGCAGCTATGGCTGTGATCATCATGGTGTCCATTTACTGGGGTTGACGACATGATTTATCCGGCGCTATATTCTGTGCGTTGCCGCAAAATCGGCACACGGGATTGGCGTCCCGGGATACTACTCAACGCATACCGCGTTAAGCGGTTTTTTTGTGCGCTAAGCACGGCTATGCCCAAATTATGGTGGGCTGTGTGAGGGCTTCTTCGGAAGCGCCGGGTTTGAGTAGCCGGTTACGCCAACCTTACACAGTTCACCACCAGTCGATTGGCGTCGTTGGTGGTGATGGTTAACCTGATGAGGTGATACTATGACTACTCAATTAGCATTCCACAAAACGACGTTTACCCCGATTTGCCACAATAACAGAATTTGGCTTACTGCCACTGAAGTTGGTTTAGCACTGGAATATGCGGACGATAAAGCAGTTCAGCGCATTTACTCTCGGCACTCAGATGAATTCACAGATATGATGACAAGGGTGGTCAAAGTGACCACCCCTCGTGGAATGCAGGAGTCTCGAGTATTTAGCCTTCGCGGAGCCCATTTGATCGCCATGTTTGCTCGTACTCCTGTGGCCAAAGAATTCCGCCGCTGGGTTCTGGATATTCTCGATCGAGAAGTTCAACAATCCCCAATCACAAAACAATTCACTGATAACGAACTTTGCACACTCGCCTGGTTATGGCGAGCAAGTGATACGATGTTAACCGCCTGCCAGAACGTTACGCCCCTTCTTCAGGTCGCAGAGCATCGCGAAGCAGGTAGATTCACTTCAATCGAACAAGAATATCCTCGGATACTCAACAGGGCGCGAGAAATCCTTGCCAGAGAAACGGCGCATGTAAAATTCCAACCGTGGCAGGATGATAAGTGGAGTCGTGTGTTACCATATTTCCGTCAGAATCTGTTGCAATAAAGTCACTAGTTAGAAATACTGCCAGCATTCTGCGATGACGGAAGTGCTGGCATTTTTTTTGGTAATGTGCGAGTCCATTTCATAAAATACGGGTACTGGAACTGGACGATATAATCTAAAAGATACCATTATCAGTAGCATTAAAATCGCTATGTGCCGATACGGATATAAATTATATTGATTGTTCACATACCTTATTGGATATTACTGAGGGGTGTTTATATAAGGTGTAACGATGATGTGGAACTTTGACAGTGCCGACTTAAGTGCAATAGCAGCAGGCATTTCTGCGTTTGGCACATTAGCCGCAGCGGGGTCGGCGCTTGCAAGTTGGTACACGTCAAAAAAAGCGCTGCAGCTACAAAATAGAGTTTACCTTTATGAGTCTTTAAAGGCTTGCGCTGAGAGAGCCAATTCATCAGCTAAAGATAAGCGCGGATCTGAATGGAGCGTTAATGATGCAGCGGATATCATCAGGTGCCTAGTACGGGCGATGGAGATCATCAAGCAGGATAGCCAGCAGAAAGAAGGTAATCAGGCATTAATGTTGAAACAGTACTTTGTTAATCTGCTAATAATGGAACTGTACGAGGAAGTTCATAACGGTGATGCGGCTGATTCTGTTTTTAAAAGTACGGAACCTACACAAGTACTTGATAACTTATGGAGCAAATGGCAGGAGGCTATAGCTTTTTTTGATATTTGGAATTACCCAGTTGCGACTGAGGAAGACTTGGCAGACTAATTTTCAGCACATTTGATTTCCAATAATCAACCAGCCATAATCATGCCATTGGAGCTTGAACAACTCCGGTGACTTCTGCGCTAAACGGGGACGTTTATGCGCACATACAATCCAAACTCTCTTCTCCCTTCACAGATGCAGAGATGCACCTGCGATTTTTTGCATCCAGCGTTTGACCTCTGCGGAGGTGAAGCGTGAACCTCCCACAAGACGGCATCAAATTGCATCGTGGTAACTTCACTGCTATCGGTCAGCAGATCCAGCCTTATCTGGAGGAAGGCAAATGCTTTCGCATGGTGCTTAAACCGTGGCGTGAGAAACGCAGTCTTTCCCAGAATGCACTCAGCCACATGTGGTACAGCGAAATCAGTGAATACCTCATCAGCAGGGGTAAAACGTTCGCCACTCCAGCTTGGGTAAAAGATGCTCTCAAACACACATATCTCGGTTATGAAACCAAAGACCTGGTTGATGTCGTAACCGGTGAGATCACCACTATCCAGTCGTTACGCCATACCTCCGATCTTGATACCGGAGAGATGTATATCTTCCTGTGTAAGGTTGAAGCCTGGGCGGTGAATATTGGCTGCCACCTGACTATTCCGCAGAGCTGCGAGTTCCAGCTGCTCCGCGACAAGCAGGAGGCGTAATGGCTACACCGCTTATTCGTGTCATGAACGGACACATCTACAGAGTATCAAATCGTCGTAAGCGTAAACCTGAGCTGAAGCCATCCGAAATACCAACTCTGCTCGGATATACCGCCAGCCTGGTTGATAAAAAATGGTTGCGACTGGCAGCAAGGAGGAATCATGGCTGATTTGAGAAAAGCAGCGCGTGGTCGGGAATGCCAGGTAAGAATCCCTGGCGTATGTAATGGCAATTCTGAAACGTCTGTACTGGCACATATCCGGCTGGCTGGATTGTGCGGTACCGGTATCAAACCGCCAGACCTGATTGCCACCATCGCATGTTCTGCCTGTCACGACGAAATCGACCGCCGCACACATTTTGTCGATGCTGAGTATGCAAAAGAATGCGCGCTGGAAGGTATGGCGAGAACACAGGTTATCTGGCTGAAAGAGGGGGTTATTAAGGCGTGAATACCTACAGCATCACATTACCCTGGCCTCCGAGCAATAATCGCTATTACCGCCATAATCGCGGGCGCACGCACGTCAGCGCAGAGGGGCAGGCATACCGCGATAACGTCGCCCGAATCATTAAAAACGCAATGCTGGATATCGGCCTGGCTATGCCTGTGAAAATCCGTATTGAGTGCCACATGCCGGATCGCCGTCGCCGTGACCTGGATAATCTGCAAAAAGCCGCTTTTGACGCACTCACCAAAGCAGGTTTCTGGCTGGATGATGTTCAGGTCGTTGATTACCGTGTTGTGAAGATGCCCGTTACCAAAGGTGGGAAGCTGGAGCTGACCATCACTGAACTGGGGAATGAATGATGTTTGAGTCTTATATGGCAGAACGTCTTCGCCACCGCTGGATGCGCCTGCGCTTATATCGTTTCCCCGGTTCTGTTTTGACCGATTACCGGATACTGAAGAATTATGCCAAAACCCTGACAGGAGCAGGAGTATGAAGTCAGAGATAACAATCAACTAATACTGTTTTGTTGATTTTTGCTTGTAATTGGCGTTCTGGTCTGATTTTTGTGGAGTAAGTTGATGCGTGATATTCAGATGGTTCTTGAGCGTTGGGGAGCGTGGGCGGCTAATAATCATGAAGATGTGACCTGGTCGTCCATTGCCGCCGGTTTTAAGGGATTAATTACTTCAAAAGTAAAATCTCGCCCGCAATGTTGTGACGATGACGCGATGATCATTTGCGGGTGCATGGCCCGTCTGAAAAAGAACAACAGCGATTTGCATGATTTATTGGTGGACTATTATGTCGGCGGCATGACTTTTATGGCGCTTGCACGTAAGCATGGGCGATCTGATTGTTGGGTTGGCAGGATGCTCCAGAAAGCTGAGGGCGTAGTGGAGGGTATGCTGATGGTGTTGGATCTCCGATTGGAGATGGATGCTGATTGTTCGAAATAATTAAAGGAAAAGTTGCTGTCTGATTGTCATTAGTCTAATATTTTAAATGTTGGAATCGCAACGTAGTTATTATCATATAACAGCTTGTTTCCTGATTTAGCCAGCCTCCCCAAAGGCTGGTTTTTTCTAATAAGTATTATTTCGAGTAGGGATTTTATTGTTTAACCCATAATAATTCATTGACATTGAATCCCAACTTTTGAGCGGTTCGCACATAGTCTGCTTTTACTTTATCTGGAATAGTTGGGGTCCTTGCCAGAATCCATAGGTATTCTCTGTTCGGACCACTGACAAGAGCATACTTATACTTATCATCCAGTTTGATTACATTATAGCCACCATAGAAGGGGCCAAAAAACGAAACCTTCAACGCTGCAGTTTTAGTATCTCCAGTAAAGTATGCTTTACCTTCGCTCTCGCTCCATTTATTTTTCGTTGGATCGTATCCACGGTTAAGTACACGAATCCCTCCGTCGTTCCGTTTTCCATAAGTAGCGCTGACCTGTTCCAGACCACGTTCGAACCGGTTCTCGAGGCGAGCTATTTCATACCATTTTCCGAGGTAGCGGTTGGCGTCAAAATTTGTAATCGGCTGCACACCTTTAGGTGGTGTCGGGGCCTTACATGCTATAAGAGTGAAAGAGAGTGCAATGCCAGTCAACACAGGCCATAACTTCATAATAAATCCTGTACTTTTGATAGTTGAGAGTAAGTATGAAAGATAGATGATTACGACCGATCACTTAAAGAACTTTCATACTATATTAGGAATAGTCCATAACAGGAAAATTGTCAGTGATGACGCCAGAAAGGCAATTTATTCCATGCACTACACAGTTTATGTGTTAATGAATTAGTCAAGGGGGAGAATATGATAAAAAAACCTGTGATTGGAATCAGCGGTTGTTTGGCCGGTTCTGCTGTTCGTTTTGATGGTGGTCACAAAAGAGCTGACTTTTTAATGGACAAATTAGTGGAATGGGTAACATTCAGACCAGTATGTCCAGAAATGGCTATAGGGCTGCCAGTTCCGCGTCCTGCTCTACGTCTTGTGCGCTCGACGCAAGGGAATATACGGATGTGTTTCAGCCACGACCAGAATGAGGATGTGACAGAGAGAATGACAGAGTTTAGTCGTTCTTATATGGACAAATTAAAGGATGTATCGGGATTTGTGGTTTGTGCTAAATCTCCCAGCTGTGGCATGGAGCGCGTGCGTGTCTATGATGAAAATGGTAATCGAGGTCGTAAAGATGGAGTGGGACTATTTACGAGCACTTTGATGGAAAAGTTTTCCTGGCTACCGGTTGAAGAGGATGGGCGATTACATGATCCAGTGCTTCGTGAGAATTTTGTTGAAAGAGTTTTTGCTTTGCATGAGCTCAATCACCTTTACAAGGAGAAATTATCAAGAAGAGAGTTATTAGCTTTTCATAGTCGTTATAAGCTTCAGTTGTTGGCGCATAGTCAGGCAGGCTATAAAGATATGGGACCATTTGTGGCTGCAATACACGAGTGGGCGGACCTTGAATCATACTTTGAGGTGTATCGTGATAAGCTGATGGCGATTCTCAGAAAACCTGCATCACGTAAAAATCACACGAATGTGCTGATGCATATACAGGGGTATTTTAGTAACTACTTAAGTACACGCCAGCGTAAAGAGTTGAGCGAGGTTATACTTAACTATCGTTCTGGCACATTACCTCTTCTTGCGCCGTTGACTCTGCTGAAGCATTATCTGGGTGAGTATCCTAATGATTACTTGCTTACACAGAATTACTTCGATCCCTATCCGGACGAACTGGCTCTAAGACTGATGGTAAATTAATTGTATGCGATATCATCCAAAAGGATGAGTTCCTGCATGCAGGATATTTACAATCGTAAAAACTACACTATGATACCCAGAGTGTCAGTTTGTATAAAAACTCTGTTTACGCTGAAGAAACCATTGAGATGCAACTTAAAGTTGGTAAACATGCCAGTCAAAATATAATATTATGATTCCACGCAGCTATATATAATATAACAGATTGGTTTAATAATTTGTCTTTGTGAGTTAAATACATAATTTTATACTTGTGATGCAATGAGATTTTCCTTATTGTTGAACTGGCGAATATTGATTTTCCACCTATACTTACCTGGTGTAACCTCAATGATATCAGGTGGATAATATGCCATACATATGTTCTATCATTTTGGTGTTGAACTCGTTTGATGCCCGAATTGGTAAAGAAGATATTTTGTTTAAAAAGGGAAGTGCTGTTCTCATTGATTACAATTTAAAAGATTTTTTTTCATCAAATATAGATCATGTAATGATCGTAGATGTTGAAGAGAAAACAGTTAATGATTTCTTTAAAAGCAACACACTCTCACCTTTTTCTGTAAGAAGGTTTTATCCGGCATACTTGATGGTGGAATGTGAAGATTTTTCATTGTTAAAGAACTTGATTGCATGCTTGAATTGTGATGGCAGAACTGTAGATTTTGTTAGAAATCAAATATCACTTGCATGTCTTGCTATCTTATCTTCAGAGAAAATAGTGCAAAGTTTTTTATTTGGATGTCTTAATAGTTTAGGAAGTAAAGTTAAGGCTATTATTCACACGGATATATCTGCAGCATGGAGACTTTGTGATATATCTTCAAGACTGTATCTGAGTGAAAGTCTGTTAAAAAGAAAATTAAAGCACGAAGGCTTATCATTTAGTAAGTTAATTCTTGAAGAGCGAATGGTGATGGCGGAAAGGTTATTAAGCTACAATTTATATTCTGTTGGAAAAGTTGCTGAGATATGCGGTTATGGAAACACGTCATATTTTGTAAGTGTTTTCAGAAGATATTTTGGTGTTCCTCCCCATCAATATTCATCAAGATTTTTTTTAGAAAAAGACATGATGTAACGTGATGCGTTTTAATGATTTTGTAATTTTCGTATTTGATAATTGTATGATGCTTTCAGCTACGCCAGAATAATCGCTGGCGTTTTTCTTTTTGAATAGATGTTCAAGCCTTACGCTAATGTAACTTCTATACCTTTCCTCTTCGTTCCGAACCGTGTACACCATCCGTTATTTGCGGAGGTGAGGCTATGAAATCCATGGATAAGTTAACAACGGGCATTGCCTACGGCACCTCCGCAGGCAGTGCTGGCTACTGGTTTTTACAGCTGCTCGATAAAGTCACGCCCTCACAGTGGGCAGCAATAGGTGTGCTGGGTAGCTTGGTATTTGGCCTGCTGACGTACCTGACAAACCTTTATTTCAAGATTAAAGAAGATAAGCGCAAGGCTGCGAGAGGTGAATAATGCCTCCATCATTACGAAAAGCTGTTGCTGCTGCTATTGGTGGCGGGGCTATTGCTATAGCATCTGTGTTAATCACTGGCCCAAGTGGTAACGATGGTCTGGAAGGTGTGAGACATAATCCTTACAAAGACATAGTTGGTGTATGGACTGTATGTTACGGACACACCGGAAAAGACATTATGCTCGGTAAAACGTATACCGAAGCAGAATGCAAAGCCCTCCTGAATAAAGACCTTGCCACTGTCGCCAGACAAATTAACCCGTACATCAAAGTCGATATACCGGAAACAACGCGCGGCGCTCTTTACTCGTTCGTCTACAACGTGGGTGCTGGCAATTTCAGAACATCGACGCTTCTTCGCAAAATAAACCAGGGTGATATCAAAGGCGCATGTGATCAGCTACGGCGCTGGACATACGCTGGCGGTAAGCAATGGAAAGGTCTCATGACTCGTCGTGAGATTGAGCGTGAAATCTGTTTGTGGGGTCAGCAATGAACAGAGTAACCGCGATTATCTCCGCTCTGGTTATCTGCATCATCGTCTGCCTGTCATGGGCTGTTAATCATTACCGTGATAACGCAATCGCCTACAAAGAGCAGCGCGATAACAAGGCCAGTGAACTGAAGCTGGCGAACTCGACAATTACTGATATGCAGCTTCGCCAGCGTGATGTTGCTGCGCTCGATGCAAAATACACGAAGGAGTTAGATGATGCGAAATCTGAAAATGATGCTCTGCGTGATGATGTTGCCGCTGGTCGTCGTCGGTTGCGCATCAAAGCAGTCTGTCCGTCCGTGCGTGAATCCACCACCGCCTCCGGCGTGGATAATGCAGCCTCCCCCCGACTGGCAGACACCGCTGAACGGAATTATTTCACCCTCAGAGATAGACTGATAATAATGCAGAAACAACTGGAAGGGACTCAGCAGTATATTAAGGAACAGTGCAGATAAAGTTGCCCATATTGATGGGCAACTCATGCAATTATTGTGAGCAATATACCCGTGCTTCCAGCGGAGTATAAATGCCAAAAGTGATGAAACCGAGCAATCCATTTACGAATGTTTGCTGGGTTTCTGTTTTAACAACATTTTCTGCGCCGCCACAAATTTTGGCTGCATCAACAGTTTTCTCCTGTCCAATTCCCGAAACGAAGAAGTGATGGGTGATGGTTTCCTTTGGTGTTACTGCTGTCGGTTTGTTTCCAACAGTAAACGTCTGTTGAGCACATCCTGTAATAAGCATTGCCAGAGCGGCAGAAAACAACATTTTTTTCATCTTATTATCCTGCATTGTTAAAAACGGCAGAATCCTATGTGACAACAATTAAACGATAGTTAAATGAATTGATGAAAATTAAAACTACACAGGTGGACGCTCAGACTATTGGAGGGAGTTGGGGACATTCAGAATCCTGTGGAATGAAATAAACCGCTCTATCTGTCCTTTACCCTTTTAGCTGCGCTGTATCGTCGCCGTATTCCCGCATTAACAATGACCGTAGCCCGACGGGGAACTCCTCTGCGCGAGTGTGCGGAAATAATCAAAAACGATGCACACCGGGTTTTTACCGCGCTAATTATTCGCGGGTTTGTCCCTCATGCTCGCAAGTTCTGTGTGGGGGGGAAGAAACAGGACATGTATTCTAGTCTGTGCGACCGTGGTCGTTCAGATTTTCATTCGTTTTGCGGAGTAAACCAGAGCGGTTGGCGGGTCCTCCTGGCGATTTGAAACACCGGGGGGCTGCGGACACGCGGAAAACGGCTGGTTTTTTGCATTTTATCGGCATCATCATCTTTTATCTAACCTGTTGATATTTCAGTTGTGAAGTTATTCATGATGTCGATTCGCTTAAATATTGTTCACCATCATGGATAACGAACTGAAAAATCTTCGCCTCAATATTAACCAGCTGGCGGCGCTGACTAATCTGCATCGTCAGACCGTCGCAAGTAGACTGAACAATGTTGAGCCTGCCCCCGGAAGTAACTCCCGCCTCAAGCTGTATTCGGTTCTGGATATTCTCAGGGAATTACTGGGCAGGACTACGACGCCGGAGCTGGTTGCTGTTGACAAAATGACACCGCCGGATCGAAAGGCGTGGTTTCAGTCTGAGCGGGAGCGCCTCAAGTTTCAGCAGGAGACCGGAGAGCTTATCCCGGCCTCAGAAGTCAGCCGGGAGTTTGCCTCAATGGCAAAAGCTGTCGTTCAGGTACTGGAAACGCTACCGGATATTCTCGAGCGTGACTGTGCAATGACACCGTCAGCCGTCGTCAGGGTGCAAAAAGTCATAGATGACCTGCGGGATCAGATTGCCATGAAGGTTGAGCTGGCAGAGTCGCCGGAACAGGAGGACAGTTTGTCACAAGAGGAGTAAGCCATGCGACAGGCCACGGCGGCGGAAGTCAGAAAGAATACCGCCGGGATCATAAAGGCACCGCGTCGGATGCCTGTTGCCGAGGCCGTTCATAAGTACATGCGGGTTCCCGTGGGCGTCGGAAACTCCGTCGAATGGGATCCGCAACTCGCCCCCTATGTCGTGGAGCCGATGAACTGCCTGGCATCACGTGAGTATGATGCTGTTATTTTTGTTGGTCCGGCCCGAACAGGTAAAACAATTGGGCTGATTGACGGCTGGGTGGTGTACAACGTGGTGTGTGACCCGTCGGATATGCTTATCGTCCAGATGACGGAAGAAAAAGCGCGTGAACACTCCAAAAAACGTCTGGCCAGAACATTTCGCGTCAGCCCGGAAGTGGCATGCAGGCTGAGTCCGTCGCGTAACGATAACAACGTTCATGACCGCACGTTTCTTGCCGGAAACTACCTCAAGATTGGCTGGCCCTCCGTCAACATCATGTCATCCTCGGATTTTAAATGCGTTGCACTGACGGATTACGACCGTTTTCCGGAGGATATCGACGGGGAAGGCGATGGTTTTTCGCTGGCCTCAAAACGAACCACCACATTTATGTCGGCGGGCATGACCCTGGTGGAGAGCTCGCCAGGGCGGGAAATCACCAATACCAAATGGCGACGAAAATCACCCCATGAAGCGCCACCCACTACCGGTATTCTGGCTTTATATAATCGCGGTGATCGCCGTCGCTGGTACTGGCCCTGTCCGCACTGTGGTGGGTACTTTCAGCCTGCTATGGAGGCGATGACCGGTTACCGCGATATTGCCGATCCGGTAAAAGCCAGTGAAGCGGCACATATCGTCTGCCCGCACTGTAACGGGGTGATCACAGCTGATAAAAAGCGGGAGCTTAACGGACGTGGCGTCTGGCTCAGAGAAGGTCAGAGCATTGATAAAGCCGGGAATATATCGGGTGATGCCCGTCGTTCCCGCATCGCGTCCTTCTGGATGGAAGGTCCCGCCGCGGCTTACCAGACCTGGGCACAGCTGGTTTACAAATTACTGACGGCAGAGCAGGACTATGAAACCACAGGCAGTGAAGAAACACTGAAAACGGTGATCAACACTGACTGGGGCTTACCTTATCTGCCACGCGCGGCGACCGAACAGCGCAGGGCTGATGTACTGATGCAGCGGGCGGAGGACTACGGTAAACGTCTGGTACCACCGAAGGTGCGTTTTCTGCTGGCATCGGTGGATGTACAGGGCGGGAAGAAACGTCGTTTTGTGGTGCAGATTATCGGTTACGGTGAGAACGGCGAACGCTGGCTGGTGGATCGCTATAACATTCGTCAGTCCCTGCGCTGTGATGAAAACGGCGAGGCACTGACGATTCATCCGGGCTCTTACCCTGAGGATTGGCAGTTGCTGATCACGGATGTGCTGGAGAAAACATACCCTCTCCAGTCAAATCCTTCCCGCCGTATGCCCGTGCTGGCTATGGCTGTGGACAGTGGGGGTGAGGATGGTGTGACGGATAATGCGTATAAGTTCTGGCGCACATGCCGCCGTGATGGTCTGGGAAAACGGGTATACCTGATAAAAGGTGACAGTACCCGTCGCCAGAAAGTGATCACCCGAACACACCCTGATAATACCGGACGAAGCGATCGCCGGGCTGATGCCCGCGGCGAAGTACCGGTATATCTGTTGCAGACCGATCTGCTCAAAGATCAACTCAGCAATAATCTGGAGCGTGAAACCCCGGGGGCCGGGTATATCCATTTTCCCGACTGGCTCGGTGAGTGGTTTTACGAGGAGCTGACTTATGAGGAGCGGGGCAGCGACGGAAAATGGCGCAAGCCAGGTAAAGGGAACAACGAAGCATTCGACCTGTTCTGCTATGCCCATGCCGTCGCTATTCTGCGTGGTTACGAAAAAATCCGAGACTGGGAGCAGCCGCCTGCCTGGGCGGCATCTCAGGACACAAATCCGGACATTATTGACGGGGAACGCCCCGGGGAGAGGGGAGTGAAAAAAGCGATATCCGCTCGTTCATCTCCGGTTGCCGTCACCGAACAGGCCAGCCCACTGTCTGGCGGCTGGCTGGGGGTCAGTGGTAACGGAGGCTGGCTATGACGAAATCTGAAATCCAGCAGATGCTGGTCACGGTACGCCAGGCGTATCGTGATTCTCTGGACGGGAAAAGCGTGTCTTTTACTGGCGTGAATGGGCGCGCCATTACCAACCATGATCCCGTCGCACTTCGTAAAGAGCTTGAATACTGGGAAAAACGCTGGCAGGCCGTCAACGGTCGCGGCACCAACTTCAAACTCGCTAACTTTCTGTAAGGTCATTCATGGGCATTTTTGACAGGGCACTTGGCGCGATTGCGCCAGGGTGGGCTGTTTCGCGCGCCAGAAACAGAATGCTTCTTCGCGCCTACGAGGCGGCGCACCCCTCCAGAGTGAACAAAACAAAACGTGAGAGTCGGGCGGCAGATACTGCGGTGGGTGTGGCTGGCGTATCTCTGCGTGAGCAGGCACGGGCACTGGATGAAGACCATGACATAGTGATTGGTCTGCTGGATAAGCTGGAAGAACGTGTTATTGGTGCGCAGGGGATCCAGGTGGAGCCGCAACCGCTCAGTCTGGACGGTAAGCTGCATGAAGAATTTGCAGCACAGATATCTGCACTCTGGTCGGAATGGTCGGTGCGTCCGGAGGTGACGGGGGTGTTTACCCGTCCGGAAGCCGAGCGACTGGCGCTGCGTTCAGCACTGCGTGATGGTGAGATGTTCACGCAGCTGGTGCGGGGCCCGGTTGCCGGACTGACGCACGCTACCCGAGTGCCGTTTTCACTGGAACTGCTGGAAGCTGATTTTGTCCCGTTCAGTCTGAACAGCACATCGGGGCAGCAGATCCGCCAGGGCATTATCGTTAACGACTGGGGGCGTCCTGTTGGTTACCGGGTTTACAAATATCACCCGGCCAGTATGACGCGCTTCAGCGCTGAACTGAAAACCATTGCGGCAGAGAACATGCTGCACCTTGCCCAGCGTAAACGCCTTCACCAGTTACGTGGCATAAGTCTGCTTCATGGGGTGATCCGCCGTCTGGGTGACATTAAGGACTACGAAGAGAGCGAACGTGTGGCTGCCCGCATTGCTGCCGCGCTGGGCTTCTACATCAAGCGTGGTGATGCCGCCAGCTTTCCGGCGGATGAAGACTGGAAACCCTCAGGACAAAAGTACCGCCACTTTGATATTGCGCCAGGCATGATTTTCGACGACCTGGCGCCGGGGGAAGATCTGGGCATGGTTGAGTCAAACCGTCCGAACGTCCACCTCCATGAGTTTCGTAACGGGCAACTGCGGGCGGTTGCCGCCGGGAGTCGCGGTAGCTATTCCAGTATTGCCCGTGACTATAACGGCACCTACAGCGCACAACGTCAGGAACTGGTGGAAAGTTACGAAGGTTATAACGTCCTGCAGCAATGGTTTGTGGGGCAGTTCAGCCGTCCGGTGTACCGCGCCTGGCTGGCAATGGCGCTGCTTGACATGGATATCCCGCCTGATATCGACAAAACCACGCTCTTTAACGCGACCTATCTTGGTCCGGTGATGCCGTGGATTGATCCCGTCAAAGAGGCTGCAGCATGGCGGGCCATTCTTCGTGGTGGAGCAGGAACGGAAGCCGAGTGGATCCGTGCCAGAGGGCAGTCACCGCAGGAGGTCAAACGCCAGCGAATGCGTGAAACCGAATTTAACCGACAAAACGGGCTGGTGTTCGATTCTGACGCCGCCAACGATAAAGGAGTGCTCCCTGATGCAGCAAATGATAAGCCCGCCCTGTCGCGGGATGACGATTAACCCCCGCGCCAGCCTTGCGGGTGTCGATGCCGCAAACGGTCAGTGCTGGTACGAAATCCGTGCACAGGCAACCGGACGGGTGGAAATTTTCCTCTATGACGTGATTGGTGGATGGGGCATCACCGCGCAGCAGTTTATCACTGACTGTAAAGATGCGGGGGTGTTTGAGGCCAGCGCCATTGATCTGCATATCCACAGCCCGGGCGGTGATGTGATGCAGGGCTTTGCCATCTTTAACACGCTGTCACGCCTGAAAGCGAAGGTGGATATCTGGGTGGATGGTGTCGCTGCCAGTATGGCATCGATGATCGTCTGCCTTCCCGGAGCCACAGTACATATGCCTGAAAACGCCTGGATTATGGTGCATAAGCCCTGGGGCGGGATCGCCGGTGATTCCGATGATATGCGTGATTATGCCGACTGGCTGGATCGCAACGAGGCGCTGATGCTGTCTGCCTACATGAATAAAACCGGACTGGGGCAGGAGGAGCTGGAGGCCATGCTGAAAGCGGAAACCTGGCTCAGCGGCGCTGAAGCTGTGGAAAAGGGCTTTGCAGACTCCCTCGAACCCGAATTACAGGCTGCGGCCTGTGTGAACCAAAATAAACTGAAGGATTATCAGAATATGCCAGAACAGGTTAATGCTCTTTTTGCTCCGCGTGCAGAAACTCAGGTTACCCCACCGCAGGCCAGCCAGCCTCCGGCACCACAGGTATCTCAGGACACGCAGCAGCCAGGCGCCGTAGATATTGCCGCGCTGGCCACTCAGCTTCAGCAGCAGATGCAGGCTGCCAATGCGGAACGTGTGAACGCTGTCTCTGCCGTGTTCGACGCATTTCCGGCATTTGCCTCGCTGAAAGCGGAATGCCTGAGCGATTTCACCTGCTCGGCTGAAAAAGCCCGTGAACGACTGCTGCAGGCGCTGGCGGCGGGTACCACGCCCTGTGCCGGGCCGGGAGCAGCACACATTTACGCAGGCAACGGCAATCTGGTGGGTGATTCCATCCGTGCAGCAGTGATGGCTCGCGCAGGGTACAGCGAAGCCGAAAAAGACAATGCCTATAACGGCTTTACGTTACGCGAACTGGCGCGTGCCTCACTGGTGGATCGCGGCATAGGGATTTCAGGACATGCCGCACCGATGGCAATGGTGGGGCTGGCATTCACCCACAGTGGCAGTGACTTTGGCAATATCCTGATGGATGTTGCTCACAAAGCGGCACTGCAGGGCTGGGACAGCGCCAGTGAAACGTTTGATCAGTGGACCCGCAAGGGCACACTGTCAGATTTTAAAACTGCCCACCGTGTGGGGCTGGAGGCTTTCCCGACCCTGCGACAGGTTCAGCCGGGCGCTGAATATAAGTATGTAACCCTTAAAGATCGTGGTGAGCCCATTGCGCTGGCTACGTATGGCGAACTCTTCAGCATTGATCGCCAGACCATCATTAACGATGACCTGGATATGCTGACCCGTATTCCGATGGCAATGGGAGCAGCAGCGCGTACCACAGTGGGCGATCTTGTCTGGGCCGTACTGACCAGCAACCCGAAAATGTCTGATGGTAAACCGTTGTTCCATGCCGATCACGGCAACCTGGTGACTGCGGATCTGTCCATTGAAGGACTGGATGCAGGGCGTAAAGCCATGTTGCTGCAAAAGTCCGGTAGCCGCCGCCTGAATATTCGTCCGGCCTTTATGCTGACACCTGTTGCCATTGAATCCCGGGCAAGTCAGTTAATTAAATCTTCCAGTGTACCGGGGGCAGATGCCAACAGCGGCATTGTTAACCCGATCCAGAACTTTGCCACCGTTCTGTCAGAAGCCCGTCTGGATGACAGCAGCCCGACCGATTATTACCTGGTGGCGGCACAGGGGCGTGACACGATTGAAGTGGCTTATCTTGACGGTATCGATACTCCGTATCTGGAACAGCAGCAGGGCTTTACCGTTGACGGGGCCGCATTCAAAGTGCGCATTGATGCCGGGGTCGCACCGCTTGACTGGCGTGGCATGGTTAAAGTCAAAAAACAGTAATTCACCGCCGCGTCAGGCGGTTTTTTTTACTCAGGCGGCACCGTCGGGAGCCGCTTATACCGGAGGTAAAAATGTCAAAAAATTATGTTCAGGACGGTACGACCGTTGAATGGGTGAACGATAGCGGTAAAACAGTCTTATCCGGGGAACTGGTCGTTAAAGACAATCTGATCGGGGTGGCGCATGCGGATATTCTGCAGGATGGCTCAGGTGTTTTGCATACCACGGGGATTTTTGCATTACCCAAAGAAGCTGAAGAACTGACACAGGGAAAACGGGTATATCTCAGGTCTGATACTGCCACGCTGACAGCAACAGAATCGGGCAATGCGCTGGTGGGAACCGTATGGGCAGCGGCAGAAACCAGCGATGCTACCGTGTGTGTGCGTCTCGGTTACTGATGGGCAATTTCCATGAACGGCTGATGCGGGCAGAGGCCCGCATAACGCGACTTTTTGCGCAGCCATACCCCGCAGTGTTGTACATCGGTAATGAATGTCGTCAGGTGAATGTGATTTTTGAAACGCCGGATGCTCCGGTCAGTGTTCCGGGTGGCGGAGAAATCAGCAATCACGCCCCGGCATTCAGTGCGATGACGACGGATATTGTCGGACTGTCCAGGCATGATGAGGTGGTGGTGAACAATATTCGCTACCGGGTAACGCATGTCGGTGCGAACGAAGCCGGGCGCACCCGTGTCACACTGGCGTATGGCGCACCGGGAAACGTTCAGCCACCGATTGAACAATGGAGCTGATATGGCGCGAGGATTCAGACTGCGACGGGATTTACCGATCGATATTGATGTGGATGCTATCTGGCAGATTGCGGACAGTATCGGTGCCACACAAAAACAGTTTCGGGCAGCCTACTCCCGGGCGCTCAGACGAACTGCTGCCACCCTGCGCAAAAAAGCGCTGGCTGATCTGAAAGACGGGCTGGCGCCGCGCAGTATCGGGCTGGTACGCCGCCGTCTGCTCTCTTTTCGCCTCGACAGAGGCTCCCGGCTGGATAATTTCAGGATCTGGTTTGGTCTCAACGCCATTAAGGTTAAAGACCTGAAAGGGCGAATTAACGGGCGGCTACGCCCGCGCCATACCCTGCGGGATAAATCCACGGGGCGTTTTATCAAAGCTCGTCGACAGGTAAAAAATGCCGGGTTTACGCCTAAAGGCAGTCTGCTTTCGACACTGACCTTCGAAAATGGCGAAGTCGCCCGCTCAAAACGAGAGAATCGGCGAACGGTGGTTATTCGTGATCCGCAAACCCGGCGTACCCGGGAAGCTGAGGTGGATATTTATGAACCGATGCTCAATTACATTGAAGATAACGCCTTTGCCGAAGCAATGGACATTTTCATGCACCATTTTGAAACAGATATCCGTGGGCGGGTGAAAGCCAGGATATCTGTATGAGGTCATCACAATGGCTGAACCTTTATCTCTGGCCCGATACCACGATGCGGTTATCAGTGCGCTGAAGCAGATAACGTGGGTAAGTGATGCCGGAGCTTATCCTGAAAAAAATATTCCCCGTTTCACCGGGCTGGTGACGCCTGCCGTGTATTTCACCATTAACAGCTGGGAGCAGAACGGCGGCAATGAGGGGCAACTCAATGTTGAACTCTCGTGCGATCTTTATGTGGTGGTTGATGCCGCGTCTGGTCTCAGTTGTCCGGAAATCTTCCTGCGAACAGCGGCAGCAGATATTACGCAGTGGATTGACGGGCAACAGTTTGGTCTGACTCACATTTCACCCGCCGTATTCACTGCTGCAGAGCGTGACGAATTTGATCCTCGCATGGATGACTACCTGGTGTGGCGGGTGTCGTTTACCCAGGAGGCAGCTTTTGGCGTGGATCCGTTCGCCCGCACCGCTATGCCACTGAGTCAGGTCTGGCTGGGAGTAGCACCGGATACGGGGCGGCAGCATGTGGACGACTATTACCTTATCCTGGAGGCAGGAGCTGATGAGTGACATTACAGGGGATTTGCAACGCAGACTGGCAAATCTGGTACGACGCGGTGTGATTCATTCTGTCCGGCATGATGGTATCCCCAAATGCCGGGTTGATCTGGGCGATATCATCACGACCTGGCTGCCGCTGTGTCAGGGTTTTTCTGGCGCAAACCGGGCTGATTCGAATCCTTATGCCGTCGGTGATGCGGTGACAGTGTTGTCGGAGGCCGGAGAGTTAAACAACGGGCGGGTGTTTCCTGGCTGGAACACCGGGAAATTACCCGTGCCGGAGGGCAGCGACAGCGAACATATTACCCGTTACAGCGACGGCACAGAGATCCGGTATGACCGGGCAGCTCATGCCCTGACGATCACCCTGACCGAAGGAGGCACTTACAAAATCACCGGTAAGGGTACGCTTGATGGTCCGGTTGAAATCACCGATACCCTGACTGTACAGGGGAAAACGCAGATTAACGCCGATACGACGGTGAAGGGTAATATTGGTGCCTCTGCAGAAATTACCGACAAAACCGGCAGTATGAGCGGGATCCGCAACATCTTTAACGAGCACAACCACCCCGGCGACAGTGGCGGGAGTACGGATAAACCTAATCAGAAAATGTGACCTGCTGCGGCAGGTTTTTTTATGGCTGGAGAAAGACATGTCTCAGTTACATGGTGTTGAAACAATTGAACTGACCTCGGGAACTGTGGCGGTGACCACTATCCAGACGGCTATTATCGGTCTGGTGGGCACGGCACCGGAGTCGTCTGCCGGGAGTGCGGCAGCGGTCACCACCGGGACGCCGATTCTGGATAACGTTCTGAACTTCACAGCAAAGGAGAGGGGCCGGGCTGGCAATGTTATCCAGGTGGACGCGGTGGCGGCGGTACCAGATACGGAAAGCCCGCAGGCTGTTAACACATCGGCATCCTGGGATGACGTTACGCACAAACTGACGGTGACACTGGGCTGTGATGAGCAGGGGGTGATCACGGCGCGACCTGCTGATGTGGTCAGTGTGGTCAATGCGCTGGATGGCGTCAAAGTTCAGGCCGAAGGCAGTGGCGAGGGGCTGTTGGTAACGTTCAGTGTAAAGCTGGAAGGGGGCGAAGATGAGCCTTTTCCGTTAAATACGCCTGTGGCTGTGGCGGGCACCGCGCTCATTAATCGTCTGGGAGACAAGGGGACTCTCAAACAGGCGCTGACAGAGATTAATGATCAGCGTAATGCGCTGACAGTGGTGGTGCGGGTGGCTGATGAAACTGACGGGGCAAAAAAACGGGCAGCCATACTGAAAGGGATTGGACTTCTGTCATCAGCAAAATCCATTACCACGTATCAGCCACGTATTGTGATTGCGCCGGGATTCAGTGAGGACGATGCGGTCGGGAAAGCCCTGGAAACGGTGGCCGGGAAATTACGCGCGGTGGCTTATGTTGACTGTGCTTCCGGAGCAACGTTGCAGGAGGTGGTACAGCGCCGTCAGTCCTATGGTGCCCGTACTGAACTGTTGCGACCGCGTGTTCAGGCTGCCGATGCGGATGGCCAGTTAGTGTATCGCCCTTACTCTGCTTTTGCCGCCGGATTACGTGCCCGTATCGACTACGAAAAGGGCTGGTGGTGGAGCAAATCGAACCAGGACATCAACAATATCCTCGGAGTGGAGCAGATCGACGAATTTATTCTCGGGGATGAAAACTGCGATGCGAACCTGCTCAACATGCAGAACGTATCCACCATTATCCGTCGTGCGGGCTTTAAACACTGGGGAAACCGTCTGTGCGCAACCGATCCGCAGTGGCGTTTTGAATCCGTACGACGTACAGCAGATGTTATCGAGGACAGCATTCAGGAAACCATGCTGGAGTATGTTGACCGTCCGCTGGATCGCGAAAATGCCGATGACATTATCGGCACCATTAATGCCTATATGCGACAACTGGTCGGACTGGGCGCCATCTTCGGTGGTCGGGCCTGGCTGGATGAAGAACTTAATACCGCAGAGAGCATGGCGGCAGGTGTTCTGTATATCAACTATGACTTTGGACCGAAATCGCCGACTGAACTTATCAGTCTGCGCGTCCGGGTGAATAATAACTATGCGCTTGAGGAGATGCTGGCAGCATGAGCGATAAAAATACACTACGTGCCTGGACTTTCTTCCGGCAGGGGATCCGTATTCAGGGGGCGCATGAGTTTACGCCGCCATCGCTGACAATCGTGAAAACTGACCTGCGAACTGGTGCCCAGGATGCGCCCACGCCCGTGGATGACGGGATGGAAGCACTGACCTGTCAGGTGAAATTTTACGGTCTGGACACGGATATGCTGGCCAGCTTTGGATTTGTCAGTGGCAGTCGTTCCCGCTTTACGGCCTACCAGGGGTATCTCGGCAACGGTACTGCTCGCGGTACTGTTGAGGAAATTGAAGGGTTTATTCAGGCTGTCACGCCAGATGCGCGGGGTAAGGATAATCTTTCTGAAAATGCCATCACGGTCGATATTGCGGTCAGTTATTACCGACAGACGCTGGATGGTCGTGAACTGTTTGCCATTGATACCGAGCGCTTTTCCCGTCGGGTAAATGGTGTCGATATGTTGTCGGGTCTGGCGGCAAAAGTTCGTCTCTGATTATTCCCGTTCTTTAACTACCTGACGGCCTGCGGGCCGTTTTTTAATGGAGGTGATTATGCCTTTTCCCGGTGAAACCCGCGTTATCCGATTGTTTTCCCCTGTCACTCTGGAGGGTGGCGTGATCCTTGAGGAAGTGACGATGCGTGAACCGCTGGTGCGCGATCGTATTGCTCATGCCAAAGATCGTGGCAATGAAGAAGAAAAAGAAGCCCGGATGATTGCGCTGTTGTGCAACCTCAGTGAAAAGGACATCTGGCAACTGACGGCTGCAGACTATGCGCAACTGCTGGATGCCTTCAATGTTTTTATGCTGCCGCCCGCGAAGCGTCCGAAAGACACCTCCTCCGGGCGATAAAACTCCTTGGACGGCGACTGCATTTTCCTATGTCGGACTATCTGGATATGCCGTTCAGCACTTTCTCTGATTTTCTTACTGATGAACTGGAGACGATGAACCGTGGGCGGAATAAGCCAGAATCTTAAAGCCGTTATCACGTTTGGCGGTAACCTGGACAGTTCATGGAAGCGCTCGGCTGACGGTTTACAAAAGAGCCTGAATGATGTCGGGAAACGTTCAGAACGTCTGACAAAGGAGCAGGCAAAACTGGCTGCTGAAATTAAACGCGCGAAACTGGCAGGTGAAAGTCTGGGGAATTTGAAACGCCGTTATAGCGAAGTTTCCAGAGAGATCCGCAAGGCAGAGGCAGAGCAGCAGAAACTGAATGTCCAGATGCAAAAAGCACAGCGGATTGAGGCATTCAAAGGTGCCGGGAAGGGATTGTTCCGGCGTGGTCTGGGGATTGCCGGTCAGGTCGGAGGTATGTTCGGTACCGGACTGGCATTTGGTGGCGGTGGTGTGGTGGCCTCAGCGCTCGGCACGCTTATCGCCCCGGCGGCAACGAATGCTGAAACTGCCACCCGCGCCAGTGTGGCGAAAAGCTACGGTGTGGATGTCGCCACCTTCAGTGCGTGGGACTCCCTGGCCCGTCAGTACGATATGAATGCCGAAAATATTGGTGACCTTTTTGAGGAGTATCTGCACAAAGCGGGTGAGTATAAGCAAAATGGGAAACAGGGCTCTCTGCAGGATGCCTTTGAAACGCTGGGGTTTAAAGAGGGCGATTTTGCCGGGCTCAGTGATATGGCGCAGTTCGATAAAATTGTTGAGCGGGCGCTCAGTCTCCAGGATGAGGCAAAAGCATCTTTTGCGCTGGACTCTCTTTTTGGCGGGGAGGCCAGTAAGCTGCTGATGCTGATCAAACAGTCGGGCAGAAGCTACCGGGAGCTGATGGACGAGCAGCGTCGTTATAACCTGGTGACCCGGGAGGGGGCAGAAGGTGCGATTGCCGGTAATCAGGCTATCAGTAATCTGCGCACGGTGTTCTCTTCGGCGGTGGCGGAGATTTCCGGGCAACTGGGTAATGAGCTGGCACCTGATATCCGGCGATTAACGGACGATTTGGCAGACTGGTTTAAAGGGGGCGGCGTCAGGCGTATTGTCACTTTCCTGCGTAACGATCTTTATCCCGGGGTGTTGAGCTTTGGTCAGGGCGTGGTTTTTGTTGGCAAAATTGTCTATGCGCTGGCTAAAAAACTGGCCTGGCTGTTACCGGATGAGCGTGAAGATCAGCGTGATGTGCTGAAGGCGCTCGCCAGAAGTGGTTCCGTTGACCTTGCCAGACTGACCGCGCAGCGAAGTGGACAGGGGGAATGGTTTGAACAGCAGTTAACAGCGCATCCGGACTTACCGGAAAAGGTGAAACGGTCCTGGACATCGACACGTGGTTATTTTGGTTTTGATTCGGATGATGAGGCATTTAACCAGTCTGTTGATCACTATCTGACCCCGGAAAGCCACGAATCCTTATTAAACTGGAATACCGCTTTACAGCGTAACCAGCGGGAGTCTGCATCGTTTCCCCCGGTAACAACGGAAAATAACACAGTTATTCATACCGCTCCGATGACGACAGAAAACAACACATTTATGCATTACGTTCCGGCAATGACGGAGAACAATACCGAAGCCTGGAATAAAGATGTGTTACCTCCCGTCTTTCCTGCTGTTCTACCGGAATTCACATTTTCTTCACGACAACAACAAGCCGCGGATCCGCGTTCTGCCAGAGAGCAGGAGGACAAAACAGGGGGCTACTGGGAAAATCTGCTGCAGAAAATGGACGCACTGGATAAACAGCCGCCGTCCAGGCAGGTTATCGATAACCGGAAGTTTGATTATCACTTCGAAATTAATGCAGCTCCCGGGCAGGATGAAAAAGCCATTGCCGATGAACTGACCACGGTCACCCGAAATAATCCGGCTTTTAACGGGGACAACCGTCTGACGGATGGAGGACTGGTCTGGTGAGTAATTTCATGTCTTTTATTGATGAATTTGGTCAGCAACAGGCTGAAAACCTGCGTTCGGCAGGAGCCGCCCGCGTGATGATGATGCTGGGAGATTTTGCTTTTTCGATTGATACGACAGCCTATAACCAGCTGACCCGCGAAGCAACCTGGCGCTGGAGCGAACAGGAGCGCATTGGTAAGCAGGATCTTCTCCAGTACACCGGAAAGCCGGGGCGTACCGTCAGACTTGAAGGCGAATCCCATGCCTTTTTTCGAAAAGGTGTTGGCCCCGTCAATGACCTGTTTGCTCTTGCCGACCAGGCGAAGCCACTGCAGCTGGTCAGTGGAGAAGGGGATGTTCTGGGATGGTGGGTGGTAACTGACTTTACTGACACCACTAACCGGTTCCTGCCGGGAGGTGGTCACCGTAATAAAAACTGGACAATGACACTGAAACACTATGCCGACGATATATCAAACCCGTGACGGTGATGTGCTGGATGCGATTTGCGCCGCGCACTATGGCAGCGAAAATCTCGCTGACACGATAATCCAGGTTCTGGAGGCAAATCCCGGGCTGGCTGATCGTGGCGCGGTATATCCCTCCGGTCTGTCTGTTATTCTGCCGGAACGGGTGATCCCGGTTGTGGAGTCTGCTTTCAGCTTATGGGATTAATATGGTTTCTCAGACGATGACTCCTGAATATGCGCCAGCATTCCGCATAAAGGCAGAAGGGAAAGATATTACCCGCATACTTGAGCAATGCCTTTCTGAACTGACGCTGACAGATTACGGTGGCGCGACCGCCAGAGCCGATGAACTGAAAATTACCCTGCTTTCTGAAACGCTGACACTTCCGCCCAGAGGGGCGCGACTACAGGTTGCGCTGGGATTTAATGAGCAGCTTGTCGATAAAGGCTGGTTTGTTGTCAGCGGAGTTGCCAGCAGTGGGCCACCGAGGCGCATTGAAATTTATGCCACCGCAGCGCCCATGAATGCACGGAAGCAACCCGGTGACGTCACCAGTCAGAAAACACGAAGCTGGGATAACATTCGTCTGGAGGATGTGGTGAAAACCGTGGCCACCGATAATGGCCTGATCCCCAGAGTCGCTGCCGTGCTGAAAGATATTCACATTAACCACATCGACCAGGTGGCTGAATCTGATGCTAACCTGCTGTCCCGGCTTGCCCGCATCTACAACGCGGTGAGTAAACCTTCCGGTGGTTACTGGCTTTTTCTGCCGCAGGGGGCGACAGCGACCGTTTCCGGTAAACAGATTGACAGTATCACCATTACGCCTGCAGACGTGACAACGTGGTCATACAGTGAAGGTGAGCGGGGGAGTTCCACGGGTAAGGTCACGGAAAGTGGGGGTAAAGCAAAAGAGAAAATCGGGGTTCGCTATTACGATGAAGTGGATGGCAGGACAAAAACCGCAGCGGTCGAACATGACGGACCGGCAATGACCAACCCGTATACCCAGTCAGAAAAGGATACGGCAGAGAAGCAGGCGAAAGCACGAAAAACACAGGTAAGACGGAATGAGCAGAAAATGACGCTCACCGGCCCCTGCCGACCACAGCATATTCCCCTGACGGCAGAAGCAGGGGTGGCAACCTCAGGATTTGGTACCCGGGAAGACAGAGCCTGGGTGGTTGAGTCGCTGGTCTTTTCACTGACCGCTGCCGGATTCAGTTATACCTGCAATCTGGTGGTGGATATTCACAAACCACAAAAATCCGCAAAAAAATCGAAGCAACAGGATAAAACTGGTCCGGCTTACTTCGGTTAATCCATCGCGCCATCCGGCGCTTTTGTAACGGAAAATCATCATGAACGGTGTAAACAGCCGGACAGGCAAACGTCTGTCTGGCGTGGCGCATTTGCGCCAGTCTGTCCGGGACATTCTGACCACGCCCGTCGGGAGTCGTGTGCTGATCCGTGACTATGGCAGTGAACTGTTTTCGTTGCTGGATAACCCACGGGATGACCTGACGCGCCTGCGGATAATCGCCGCCTCAGCGACTGCACTGGCTCGCTGGGAGCCGCGTTTAAAGGTGACGCGGGTGATGGTCTCCTTCCCGGCGGGCGAATCCGGTTGTGTTCTGGATATCGAAGGGATCAACAAAGAAGACGGCTTACCCGTCAGAACAGGAGAAATAACGCTAAATGCCCAACAGTTATGATGTGATCAATCTGTCTGAACTCGCTGTTCCTGATGCGCTTGTAGTGCCGGATGCCACAGAGATTTTCTCCCGATGGCTGGCACGTCTGCAGGAGCTGGATCCGCAGTTTGATGCGCTGGTAGAGTCCGATCCGGCGTTTAAACAGGGAGAGGTGAATGCATATCAGCTGACGCTGGCCTTTCAGCGTGTCAATGATGCAGTGCGGGCAGTATTTCTTGCCAGCGCCAGAGGCGCAGACCTTGATCAGATTGGCGCTGCCTTCAATGTTAAACGCCAGGTTATCAGACCGGGTGATCCGGATGCCGTTCCCCCCGTCGAAGTGGAACTGGAAGATGACGGCGCATTTCGTGAACGTATTCAGTTGTCCTGGGCACAGTTAAATACGGCGGGTGCCCGCAACGCTTACCGCTTCCATGCGAAATCGGCGGATACCGATGTGCTGGATGCTGAAGCTTATGGCCCCGAAACACACAGCCGCCCGGGGTGTGTTGATGTGTATGTGCTTTCCCGTACGGGAGACGGAACAGCAGCTGCACCACTGCTGGATAAAGTTAACAGCACACTGAATGCCGATGAAATCCGTCCATTGACAGACTACGTGACGGTGAAGAGCGCCACTATCAAAAATTATGCCATCACGGCTGAACTGGAGATCCCGGACGGCCCGGACGCCACGACAGTTCTGAACAATGCCATTGAAGCCTTGCAGTCCTACACCATGCTGTCTCACCGGATTAACACCGTGGTGCCGTTATCTGCCATCTATGCCGCTTTACAGCAATCCGGTGTGGTTCGCGTCAGACTGATCTCCCCCGTGGCTGATCTGGAAGCCGAAGCCGGAAAAGCACCGTGGTGTACTGCCATCAACGTCACCCGCAGGGAGGTAAGCAGCCATGACGGATAAATTTCGCTCCCTGCTGCCGCCGGGCGCATTTCATGAAGAACGGGTGCAGGAGCAGGCGACGACAGAACACATCATCGCACTGGATACCAACATGGTGCGTAAGGTGAAAGATGCGGCCAGCTGCCCGGCACATCTTTTACCGTGGCTTGCGTGGGAACATGCCGTCGATTTCTGGGATGACAGCTGGACAGAGACACAAAAGCGCCAGGTGATTAAGGACGCCGCTTACGTGCATCAGCACCGGGGAACGGCGGGTGCGGTCAGGCGTTCTCTGGGGGCGGTAAACCTGCCGACCACTGTCGTGGAGTGGTGGCAGGATTCACCGCAGGCTGCACCCTACACATTCCGGATTGAAGTTCACAGCAGTCAGGGCGTCAGCGATGCACTGTATCACCAGATTCGTCAGCTTACTGACCGGGCTAAAAACCTGCGCAGTCATCTGAGCAAAATAGATGTTCTGGCGAATATCGGGATGGATGGCGCTTTTTATATTTCAGGTGCGACGACAGCACATATCGATGTGGATATTTTTGCCGGGGAGTCTCATGGCTGAATATTATTCAATTATTACTAACCGGGGAAAAGAACTGGAGGCGGAAGCGCTTGCCAGTGGTAGCCAGATTATTCTGACACAGTTTGTGGTTGGCGACAGTAATGGCAAACCGCTGAAACCCGATCCGGCACAAACGCAGCTTGTTAATGAAACCTACCGTGGAGATATTGCAGAGCTGGTGGTATCACCGGAACAGCCGACACAGCTCATGGCCAGAATTGTGCTGCCAACGGGAACGGGGGGGTTTACAGTCCGCGAAGTGGGACTGATGACTGATGGGGGGGAATTGTATGCCGTGGCGAACTGCCCGGCGATTGACAAACCGGTTGGCGGTGTCAGCGTCAATATGCAGTTCCGGCTTGCTGTATCTGACACCTCAAACATCACGTTAAATGTGGCAACGGGAGACGGACTTTTTCTGCGCATTGACCAGAACCTGAAGGAAATCAAAGCGCGCGGAGCTGGCGCGCAAAAAGAATCCCGCGAGTCTCTTGGTGTTCTGGATGCCACGACTAAGCAAAAAGGTCTGGTGCAACTGAACAGTGCGGTGAACAGCACCAGTGAGACACAGGCAGCGACATCAAAGGCGGTTAAGACAGCATATGACCTTGCTGATGGCAAATACACTGCACAGGACGCCACCACGGCACGAAAAGGGATTGTTCAGTTAAGCAGCGCCACTAACAGTGATTCTGAAACGCTTGCCGCGACTCCGAAAGCGGTGAAAGCTGCCAATGACAATGCAAACGGGCGTGTGCCCTCAGGACGTAAGGTTAATGGCAAACCACTGAACAATGATGTCAATGTTACATCGCAGGATATTTTTAACGGTCAGAGTATTGAGATTGGTGCAAACCAGAATCTGGATAATTACAAAACGCCGGGGCTGTACCATCAGCCACTGAATGCCAATACAAGCGCAGTGCTGAAATACCCTGAGAATCTTTCAGGTACTCTGGTTGTGCTTAAAAATGCCGGAATAACACAAATTTACTATGTGTATAACACATCCAGAAGCTATACCCGCAGCCAGTACTCAACGGGTGGCTGGACACCATGGACGCCGCAGGATTCATTTCCGGTAGGTGCGGCGATTCCGTGGCCTTCTGATTCAGTACCTACAGGCTATGCCATTATGCAGGGGCAGACTTTTGACAAGGCAGCCTATCCCCTGCTTGCAGGAGCTTATCCGTCAGGAGTGATTCCCGATATGCGGGGCTGGACAATCAAGGGCAAACCCGCCAGTGGCCGCGCTGTATTGTCTCAGGAACAGGACGGTATTAAATCGCATACTCACAGCGCCAGTGCGTCAAATACGGATTTAGGAACGAAAACGACAAGTTCATTTGATTACGGCACGAAGACAGTCAGCACGTTTAACCATGGTACCAAAACCACCAATACAACAGGTAATCATACCCATACAATTTACAGGGGTAATGCCAGAACCAACAGTGAAACCGGTTATACGGGTTTTGATAATCCATCATTTAATGGAACATCAAGTGCAGCAGGGAACCATGCTCATACTGTTGACATTGGTCAACATAACCACACCGTAGGTATTGGTGCCCATGCACACACTGTGGCATTGGGGGCGCACGGACACACCATCACGGTCAATGCTACGGGGAATGCAGAGAACACCGTAAAAAACGTTGCATATAACTATATTGTGAGGCTGGCATAATGACTTTCAGAATGAGTGCAGAGGCACAAACTATTCGTGTATTTAATTTACTGGATGGAAGCAATGAATTTATTGGCGAAAGCGATGCATATATTCCACCGTATACAGGTCTGCCTGCAAACAGTACAGATATTGCACCTCCAGATATTCCAGCTGGCTATGCTGCCGTTTTCAATGCAGACGAAATGAAATGGCATTTGACAGAGGACCATCGTGGGAAAACTGTCTATGAAACAAAAACAGGAGCAGCCATTTATATTTCTGAACTTGGTGCATTACCTCCTGACGTGACAACAATTTCCCCGACTGGCAATTATCAGAAATGGAACGGGAATGCGTGGGTCGATGATGTAGATGCGGAGCGTGTGGCACTTATCAACGAAGCCGAATCGCAGAAGAAAGAGCTGCTCAGACATGCAAGTGAAATCATCGCCACCTTACAGGACGCTGTTGATTTAGATATGGCGACCGATGAGGAAAAATTACGTCTGAATGAATGGAAAAAATATCGAGTTTTATTGAATCGTATCCGACCGGAGAATGCTCCGGATATCGAGTGGCCGGTAATCCCTGTCATGGAATAATCGTTTTGTGATATGCCGCAGACACGTAGCATGCAATAACGTGCTGCGGCTGGCTGGTGAACTTCCGATAGTGCGAGTATTGAATGATTTCCAGCCGTTACCGATTTTACGTGTTAATACTTCCACATCATTTAAACGGTTTGTAAGTTCCTGGTAGGTAATTCTCCCGTTAACATGCCTATGGCGCCGTTTGGTTTCAGGCTTATCTTTTTTTGCGTAATAAAAGGTGAGACAAAAATGAGACACACAAAGCTTTGTACTGGATTGCAAGGCTTTGCGCTCTTCTGTGGATGTGTGGCTACATGTTTGAAGATCGTTGTGCCGTATTTGTGACATACACATGACAACATCATGCATCAACTTTCTGTTTGTGCCATCAACTATAGCTTAGTGAATGCGGTTAATGCTTGCTAAAACAGATAGTTATGATTGGTGCTACAGATTCGTAATGCGAAGGTCGTAGGTTCGACTCCTATTATCGCACCATCAAGAAAATCAATAACTTAGCTTAACTTCTCTAAGAAATTGTATCTTCTGTTATCACTTACAAACGCCTATACGTTGTTATGGGCTTTGGTAGTGTAACACGTATGGGCGAGTAGTTCCCAGGCTCAACCTCGTAACAAGTTCCTTTGAAGCTGGAAGACGTGCCACCGTCTCTAAACCTTCTACCAAAACTCTTAGCAAGATGTTCCACACCTGGCGCGGTGTCCAATGATGCTACACGTCGTGAGACGTTGCAGAGGATAAACAGGCTAAATGATGGGAAGAGTTTTAAGTGCAATAGTGGATTAAAGCCCACCTCTTCAAAACCTAACTTGATCGGGAAAGAATCAAGCTCTAGCACGGTTTCGTCCACCGGAGTACAACGGGTGCCTGATAAGAGAAGAACTGCTAAGACTTCATAGCTTTTGTGAAAAAGCCCTTTTTAGTGGATACGCCTACGGCGCTTATTTTTTGGTATAACCATCAAAGGCGCTTTATGGCTCCTATTGTCTTGAAAATGTATCTTTACTTGTATTGTGTTTTATGCGTAGTCTCCCTGTGTAGTATGTAACTTGTTAATTTTCATATGAATACAGAGGCACACGATGAAAAACATTGCAGCTATCAAACGTAATAACCGCAAGATTCACGCTCGTAAGTTCCTGTCTACGCCAGAGGGAAAAGCCTGGCTAGAACGTAAACAGCGAGAGAACGAAGAAAGAAAACTCCTTAGTGAGTTGAAATGGCTTAAGGATTGAATCACCAGTAGGCGCATAACACATCCAGCGATCAAAGATGTGTTTATGCACCTGATAGTGAAATTATTAAAGTCGTTTAGTTAACATCGCCATTGCTTGAGCAATAATTGCAACAGCGTCCATCTCTTCACTGGAAGCGATGCAAATGCGGTAACTAATAGCCACAACGAATACATCAATAACGAGAAAGTGAATAGTGTGAAGATGTTTTGAAAGTAAATGCATAACTTCCTCCGGTTTGTAGATAGGAGGATTAGAACACGCATTAAATGATGTTGCAACAATGGCAATTTACCCTAATAGTCTACTATTCACCTCAATCTACGTCAACCAATATTTGATGTGGATTTAATTTTCTTTTAAAAACAATATGTTGCTATTTGTTGGGTTTTGGAGTTAGGTTGTTTTTTGGACGTTTCCATCAAGTGTAAAGATACGTCTAGCCTTCATAGTGAGTTCAGTTACTGTCTTTTTCTCTGAAATCGGCGCAAACGTGATCATCGCTTGAGGTTGCTGCTCTTACTTCTCAAATTGTGATGGAGAACGATAAAGGTTAGAGGGCACTTTTATTTTTTTAAGCAAGTGTATAGCATAAGAATAATCTAAAAAGGGAGGTTATATGCGCAGGTCTGCATTTGTGAGGATGATGATTTTTACAACGTTGTTTGTAGGGGGAGCTTCTACCGCAGTTGCTAAAAACTGCAAAAAAGGAATACCTTGTGGTAACTCGTGTATAGCTGTTGGTAAGACGTGCCGGATTGGCTCTTATGCCCCTTCATCTTATAAAAATCATTCATACTCTTATCCTTCATCCTCTATTCGAAGCTCGCAATCAAATAATTCACGAAAAACTGAAGGAGTGAAAACGACTCCTGCTGCCAAAAATTATCTTTGCCAATACTCTATTGCATCAATCGAAAACGGACGTTTAGGGGCATTACGTGTTCAGGGATACGCACAAGTAACTTTATATGCAGATAGCTTCAAGGCTAACAGATTAAATGGAACATATTTGATATCGCCAAAACTGTATGCTAACGGCAAGTTTATGATGGCAGATGATAAAAGCAAGGTTTATGCTTATGATTCTTGGCTATTAAATTTTGCAATAAGCGATCGTATCACAAGAACGACAGAACAATGGGATCGATGTAAGCTCAATCAAAAATAACAGTTAGAGAAGCTCTTGTAGAGGCATTATTGAGTTATTGGTTTTAATATTTTTGTGCCTCTATGGGCTTTTTTTGCCTTTTTGCAATGTAGGAGAGAGCACAGGAATCGTTAAAATTAATTATTGGGGTATTTAAGGTTATTTTCAGGTGATTTAAGGGTATTAAACTTGATTTAATTGGTTAAAATATAAACAGATAGTTCTGTATCTTATTGATTTATAAGGTTATTTTTAAATAAAGGTAAATAAAAAATAAATAGCTATAAATACATCTTAATACCTATATCCCTTCCCTTATGGCTAGATTGCGAGAGGTGCTTAACGCGATTTTCAGCGCCCCCCGATCTGGAAAATCCAGAATCCCCAAATATCAGCAAGGAATTTCTTGCACAATCAACATCGTTTTTACCTATTAAATCATTACACAGAAAGCCTTTCTGTAATGCCTCTCACTAAACTTTCACTAAACACGAGAATGATCGGTTTTATGTCGGATCTGATGCTAGAAACAGCACCACGTCTCACAAGGGCTGTAAGCGATGAAACCAGTGTTTATGCGGGTGCGGGTCAAAATATAGGCCAAAATCCATTTAACATAATAATCGTAATATGCACTAAGGAACACATAGAACGCCTTGAATTGATGTATCAGGGGAAAAGTGATGGATTTTTTACGTAGGAGCACGAGAGGGCTTCTGTTGACTTTTGTATGTTATGAAATATAATTAAAGGTTTTTTTGTTTTTATCGTGTGATGTAGTGGATTACACAGGGGAATAGATTAAATGGTGTTCTGTTTATACAGGTTTATTTGTTAGATCAACAATTTGGCATTTCTAAACAGATGTTTGAACGTTGCCAAATGTTTTGACAACACAAGAAAAGGGCTTGCTATGCCACGCATTACACGAAATAAGGCTATAAAAACAAAATAAATTTTAAAATTTGCACAAACGAGAGAACTCATTAAGAAACAAGCAGAACAATTTTTAGCCAACAATTTATGATGGTGTGTTGTAAGCCGCATTACACAAGGCTTTGCGAAAGTGATGTAAAAGTGAAGAAAGTAAGAATTGAACTTTTAAGCTACTTTTTCATTGAATTTTTAGTATGGAATTACACAGGAATAAGTTAGGGATATTCTATGATTTACACAGGGAATATAGGGGGATTATGGCACACACATAGAAAGGCATTACACAGAGTGCTATGTGACAAATGGATGTAACGAGAGGTTACATTCAGCTATCTGAAATGCTCTTTGTAAGAAAGTTGGTAGTAATGATATGTTACATAGACTAATTATTGAATGTAACGATATTACACATCGGTAGTAACGATACGTTACATCGACAGATGATTGGATGTAACGAAAGGTTACACAATAAGACTATATTATTTATAATACTAAATAAAACTATATTAGATTATTAATTAGATCATAATAATATTCTTTATATCTATATATATGATCTTTTGCCTTCCGGCGTTAGCTTCACTCTCTGGCAAGCAGCCTTACTCCGCTACCTTTCGGGCTTCGTGGCTGGCCCGTTCCGCTCACACCGAAAGCAAAGCGTTACTTTCTTCGTGTAACTATCGTTGGCGGTAACGCCCACGAAGAAATACTATTGCGCTGTGCGCAGAAGAGTAATCACCTAACCAATCATAGATTGCTTATGTGTTAACTCTCTCTACCTCTTAATTCCACTTCCTACATTTAATAACTCTCGTTATTCTCTGTAGTTGTGTAATTACTCGAAGAGAGAGCGGCTAAAGCTCAATTACACTCTGCTTTCCTCGTGTAATTTCACTAAGCCTCAATACAATTCCGCTTCCTACATTCTGTAGTCGTGTAATTGTTTTCGGTGGAAAAGCCAGAGGCGACACCGAAAGAGAATTCTGATCTTATTAATCTTATCTATCTTAGTTAATCTTCTTACTTATCTTACTTACTTTATCTACTTTATTATTAATAATAGCTTTATAAGCTCTGTGTAGCTCTCTGACGCAAGAAACAGAGTTCAGGAAGGGAATCACCTTAGAAAAGTGTTCTTTGCGTCATAATGTGTTTTATGAAGGATTCAGAGGTGTTTCATAACAGAGATGTATAGAGGATACTTTAATTAATTAAAAATAAGGGGTCTAAATGCTTCTCTAACAGCATTAAGCAGGGTAGGGAATGGAAACGCATTGTCTACATATAATAAGCTCACTACAGAGCTTTACAGAGCGTTTTATAAAGTGACTCTCTATCTTATATCTACCATCACCTTTTCATATACCTACCAAATACAAAATAAGCTCCTTAAATAAGCCTATGGCGAGCTAAACAGCCATTACATAAGGGAATGTATTGCTTTTATCAAAACTTCGTTAGAACGCGTTTTAGAGCGTTTTAGACAATAATGAAGAATAGCACTACATAGAAGAGCACGAATAGCTAAGAAAAAATGTAAGTGCATGAAAAAGATCAGATTTTTTATGAAAAGGTATTGACAAACGTCTCTTTCTGTGCAATAATAGGTATTAGAGGGGACAGGAATAGATTCTTATCCTCTAAATAATTAAACCAATGCACCGCACTTTGAAGCCCAAGGCTTGCAAGGTGTCTTTTTCTTTTAACCAAATAGAATAAGGAGGCTAATTAATGAAATATTTCACTCCACAGGATGTAGTAGAAGCCTGGAAACGTGGTGAGATCAACCGCTTTAAAGTAAGGATGTATAGAAACACCGCTCGCCGTTGTGGTTATCCAGAGCGTGAAAAATGTTTTGACGATGCACTGAAAATTATTGATGAACTGCGTAAAGCTGAGAAAGAATAATAGACAAGAGAAGGAGAAAACTATGAGCGAAACTAAGAAACCAATTCCGCGCACTTACCTACACGTTGACCCTGAAATCTTCAAGGTTTTATTTGCTGAAGCCAAGAAAAGGCAAATTATGGTCAGTGATTTGATGTTAGAAATCATTACTGAAGCAGCAGAGAACATCAAACAAAAAAAGGGTAAGTGATCCTCATTCACTTTAGTAGCGCATTAAGCGTGATTTATAAGGAGATGATTCTAATGTCTAAAATTAAATTGATTCGTGAAAAATACCAGTATGTTGATAAACAAACAGGAGAAATTAAAGACCGAACTTTGAATATACCGCATTACTTTTGTGAGATTGAATTTATCTATTCCTCAAGTGTTGATGGTGGAAAAGTTAAGTTTAGTGCAGAAATGCAAAAATTATATTGCTATGTTTCAGATTGGGAGAAATCAGGGGGGATATGTTTTGAAACACAAACGAAGTTAAGTAAAGTTTGTGGCTGTAGCCGTAAGACAGTTAATGAACTGATTGGTCTTATGATTAAAATCGGTCTTTTAGAAGAGGTCGGAGAACGAATTCCAAAACGTCCTTTAAAATTACGTGCGCTACCTCTCACAGATGCACATATTACTCCCCCAGGAGAATCATCACTCTCTGATCTTTCTGAGGCAGAAGAAGCCCAGACACAACAAGAAGCTACTGTTAAAGCTGTTCCTGAACAGCTTCCCCCTACAGAAGATAATAAAGAGTCTTCTTTTGATGTTCTTGATGATTGGGATGCGCCTTTGCCGTGGGAGACGGAAGAAACACCTGTTTCATCAAGTGAAAAGGTAGCTAATGATAATGAGGCATATTTTTCTAAGCATTACCCAAATGTGTATGAAGACTTTGATCTTCCCTTTTAATAAGTAAGGAGGACTATTGATACAGTATTTAATAAAAAGCAAAGTAGACAGAATTCAGTGTAATGACACAGGAAAACGCATCTACGAAACACTTGCTTACCTCTATAAAGGAAAGCCAACACCGCTAAAATATAGCGATGTGTTACACCGAGCAGCTTGCTCTGAAGCTGGTTTAAAATTCTGGCTGAAACAGCTATCAAACTTCGGTGTTATAGAGATTAAAGAATTATCTTTCTCTACATTCAATCTCAAAAGACTAAATAGAGAAATAGACTTCATCTATTCCACTCTCTAAAATCTCTCTATGTAATTAAAATATAAAAGGAAAACATTATTATGATAGTAGCTATGTATTGGTTATTGTTCTTTCTCACGTTAGAAACATATTTCGGGGTGTTTTCCTTTAAAAGAAAAGGAAAAGTAAATAATGGCAAAAAGAAAAAACAACGTTGTTAAGAAGATCGGTGATTCAGCTTCTCTTCTAAGTAAACCTAAATCTATTCTAAGACGCAAAGACTTTAAAGAGCTAGTTACGCTCTCCAAGCAAAATAGCGCCCCTGGCGAATGGAAAACAGAGATCATAGAACATTCTCCCTCTGTGCCTTGTGGAGATGAATTTAACGCCTTGCAAGAAATCTTATCTTCAACACCTGGCGTATTCTGGAAACCTAGAAAAAGAAAAGAGTATATTGTTGATAGCTCTGATTTACGCAAATACCAGATTTTAGGATTTGAAGATTATAATCACTACGTCGGTTATCTCGCCACCAATGGCCTAAATAATTTAGTTCCTGACCAAATTTTAGATAATGCTGATCACTATGGAGACTTTTAATATGAACAAAAACACGTATGACACAATTTATTCACTAATTAATTATTATGAGGATGATTACCTCCTGCCTTTAAACCGCGCTGAACTTGAAGCATACAAAGAAAACACGCCAGCGGCACTAAATGAGGCGTTTAAACACTGGGATTTAGCTGTGAATGCCTTTGAGCACCTCTCTAAGCGTGTAGAGATGCTCTGTAAGAGTGAGAACGCATATCTGACAGCGGATCAGATATGGGAGCTATCAAACTGGATAGAAGGTATTTACTCGGACGTTCGCTATGTAGGAGACGGACTTGTTGAACTAGCTCAACGCTTAGGCGCTACTATCACAGAAGAATAAAAAAAGCAACAAAAAAGTTGTAAAATATCTTGACATTTCATCTATTGTATGTTAATATAATTATATAGGGGTGATTATTTTTCCTTTATTGGTTCGATATTAAAAATTCTTCCTGTCATTAAAGGGGAGTAAATCTCCGCTCCCCGCTTCTCCTCCTCCTTAAGTGTCATTATTACCTCTTTTTTCCTTTGTTATGCATACATCTTGGAGTATGCATAACATAGGGTAATTACATAGGTATGAGTTAATAAAAGGCGGCTTTAAATGCTGCCTTTTATTTTGCCCGTTATGCAACTTAAAAGTTGTATTTCTTACTTTAAACAAGGTAACAAGGTTTATATAAATGTTGTTCTTAAATGATAAAGAGCAAATCATCAAGTATAAAGATGAAATGCTGAAAATTAATCCACAAATTACCGAAATGGTAGCTAAATACGCTGGGTGTTCTGTCGAAGAAGTGGAACGAAGTGTTGAAAAATATTTTTCTCCTTCTTCTCCGTCTACACCTTCCCTTAATGAATTAATCAAATTAAAAGCTAAGGAGATTACTAAATGATTATTGATTTAGACACTCTGTTTCCAGGTCGAAATCGAAAGACTTTCACAGATATTGTAAGTTATTGTACTGATCCGTTTGCCTCTGTAGAAAACAAGGTTTTTGCTTCTCTTCCTGCTGATGTTGAATGCGGCGACTTGATCACCAGCACGGGCGCTAAATATGAATCAGGAGATGATATCTATGTTGTTATGAGTGAATTTGTAACGGCTGGAGAAAACAAGCCTGTAGATGTTTTACGTAGCAATGCTGGGCTTGTATGCATCAAAGCTGATGCGCTGAATGCTGTAAGTGAAGCAGCAAAAACAGCATTAATTAAAAAAGGCTTTCAGCTTGAAGGCTTTAATACGGTTTTCACTTCTTAATAAAAGGAATAATAATAAATGATTCTAGGTAATGATTACGTTGATTTAGCTCCTTTGTTCTCTGCGCATAGCACTAGAAATTATCTGCTTTCTACTCTTGATTTTACTGATCCGGTGGGCGTTAGTTCTCATAAAGTAGCTGTTTCCCAGCTTGTCGAAAGCAACGAATCTCTCTTTAACAAAGAAACCTCTCGTTTCTCTTCTGAACACAACGTTACTAAGCGAGAACAAGGTAAAGAATGGCTGATTGAAATCCCTTACTTCCTGCGTGAAGATGTGATCCGTCCTTCTGATGTTCAAGGCAAGCGTAAGCCTGGCACTGATTTTCAGGAAACACTCACTGATATTTATGCGGAATATATCGCTAAACACCACGTAGCGTATCAGCGCACTAAAGAGAGCGTGCTGGCGGCTTCTTTGTTCTCTGGCAAAACTTACACGCCTAAAACTGATGATGTGTTAATTGAGTGGGGCAAGCTGTTTAACGTATCAGCTATGAAAGCCACTGTGAACGCTTCCAGCACTGACACCACGAAGATTTTTAAAGAATTTGATCAGATTGCTACTGACATTATCGAGAAAGCACAAAGCCAGGCGGCTGCTGTAGAGCGTATTGTTGTTTTCTGTAAGCCGGAAGCCTTCTCTGCAATTCGATTCTCTGCGGGTATGGCAAACGCATTCCAGTATGTAAGCCCACTGGAAGAGGGGAACGTTGTGTATCAGCGTCGTGACCTGCTGCCAGGGGTGACAGCGTTCACTATTCCAGGAACTAACATTGATGTTGTTAAACTGGTAGATCCGCTACATCTTGCACATATGACCGCAGACGCTGTAGCGGTTCCTAAGTTTGCTAAAGGCTCTAACGTATATCAGAACATCTACGGGGCAGCTTCCAGCACCTTTGAACTGATTAATGCCGCTCCTGCTGAGGTGTATAGCTATAGCTATGAATCTTCTCGTGGTGATGCTGTTAACGTTGTTACAGAGAATAGCCAGATGGTTGTAAACCACGGCGTTGGCTTCTCCGTTCAAATCACTGTTAAAATATTATTTTAACGTGTATTAGAGGCGTGGCGTGTATTCACGCTTCGCCTTTTTTTATTTATTTATTTTTAAATTTTGAGAGGTGATTAAAATATGGAAGTGATTTTGAAATCAAAAAATGGTGTACACGTACATTTAGATGCTAATGATTCTAGAGGCTTGTTAAATCTGAAATATCTATGTTCTCTCTTGGATGTTCCCTATGAAGGCGTAAAAGCCCGTATGTTCAGATTAAACGAGAGTATTGATCAGGCTCTACACCATTTCTTAAGTAAAGAAGGTGGTAAATGATTAATAAGGGGATTTTAAATGTTAGAAATTAACACTTCTAAAATTAAGAACACAGTAACATTTAGTGTAGATAAAGACAGCTTAAAAAAAGCGAAAGACTCTATTACAGGCTTAAAGGAATTCGCAGAGAATATCAAGCCAGCTAAATTAAGATTTGATACTGTCACTAAAGGCTATAAGAAAGCACAAAGTGAAGTAGACAAGATTGCTCAACAGAAAGCTAAAACCGAAAAACAGAATCAAAGAGCACAAGCTGCCGCAGCAAGAGCACAGGCAAGGCAACAGGCACAAATAGCAGCACGCAGTGAGAAGGCAGCCTTAAAACTGTTAGACGTTGGATCAAGCATTAGTGCAATGCACCGCCTTTCTGTAGCTGAACAATATAAAGCTATTGCACAGGCTAGAGAGATAGCAAAACAATATGAGCAAGGGGCTATCAGCCTGGCACGTATGAACAGCCAAATGAAACGCCTACAACAGCAACAACGTAAGATTAATGGCCACAGAAAAACACAATTAGCCCCCGTTAAGGGAGGATCAGGGAATTCCGCCACTATGGGCGCTCTGTTATTTGGAGGCGCTACAGCGGCTGCTGGCGTGATGGCTGTTAGTAGAGCGTCGGAGTTTGTTAGTAACAGTTTCGCTAACGCAGAGACCCAAGGGGAGCTAATTCAACGTGCCAAGCTGGGCGGTGTAGACGTTAACCAGATGTATAATATTACAGAATGGGCGTATAGAAACGGCGTTGACTCTATGATGGGTGATCAAGGGGCTAGGAAATACCTGGATCAGATGAAAGATGTTAGGGAACGTGCCGCAAAATCTTACAGTGAAGCTGAATTAGTGAAAGACAAGAAAGGAAAATCTGAATGGAAAGGCGGTGATAACGCTATTAATGAACTTCTAAACATCGGAGTTATTAACAAGAGCGACCTTAAAAAATTTGCTGATAATCCGGCTGGATTAATTTCTAAGGCTGTTAATGGAATGATGAAAAAAGGGTTTTCAGACTCCCAAATTGGACAACGTTTAGAAGACCTGGGCGATGATTTGATGCTTACGTCAAAATATTGGCAACGTTCCGTTAAAGATGTACAAGAAAGTATTAACCAGCAAAAAGCCTCTGGAAAATGGCTAACAGAAACACAGCAAGAATCTATCGTTAAATTCAGAGAACTAAACAGACAGCTTTCACAGCTTTCTGATGCAAGACAAGTAGCATTTGTAGACGGCTTTATGAAGTCTCTCGATCCAAAAGTAACGGAAGAGTTTATGAAAAACCTTTCTAATCTCACTCCGTATTTTACAAAGCTGGGAGAAGCTACAGGAAGTCTCTTTGAAGCTATTATGAAGATTGTAAACTGGTTTAATCGTAATGATGATAAGACGGAAGCTATTCAGAAAAATATGGGGGATGCACCGCCTTTGAGTAATGATGGAATGAAACAAAATCTTTCTGATCTCGTTCCTGAACAATATAAAGGCGCTGGCACTGCAACAACTACACCTGATAATAGTCATTCTCTCTTTAACACGATTAAGGGATTGCTTTTCGATGATAATTCTTCTGTGTCAGATGTAAAAATGTCAGTCAATGAAGCACCGATAACCAATCTCAAACAGGGTGCTTTAAATAATCTTGCAATGACAACTCCAGCTTATAATTTATCTCCTGTGTTTAATCTGAATCCTACATTTGAAGTGGTAACAGAAGTTCCTCTTACTATTAATTCAGACACATCAAGATTAAGCGATTATGTGGATTTTACAGCGAGAGCAAGTCGGGATAGCTTCTTGAAATCATTAACATTAACCAGCTTGTCAGGACAATCTAACGGCGGGTAATTCCCGCCATAACATTACAAGGAAAATTATTATGGCGACCGCCGGGATTTTAACCATACGTGCAGCAAATACTCCAGAACAACACGTTCAGGCTGTTTACAAAGCAGAACAAGATATAAATTCTACAAAAAACGAAAATAGCAAAGCTAATAAAACAAAAGGAGAGAACGGATTTGCTATTGTTACCAGTGGACTGGCATCTTCTGGCAATGACGTTTATGAAAATTATATGGCACTGGCCTTTGACAGTGTTGACGACGTGAACGTGAGACGTTCGGCAGATGTCACAAGCTACCCCGTAGAAAATGGTGCTACTGTGTCTGATCACGTTCAAATTAAAAACAATAAGTTCTCTCTTAAAGGGCGCATCTCTGAAACACCGATTAAAAGCGATCCTGGCTTGTTAAAGAGTGCAGGGGTGAACGGGAACAGAAGATCATTAGCTATCGACTACCTGAATCAGATTATGGACAGTAGACAGCCTTTTCTTCTTGTTACAGAAAATAAAACTTTTGAGAACGTTGTTTTAACAGGCATCGAATACACAGAAGAGGCAAGCGAATCTCTGGTATTTGATCTTAGCTTTGAACAAATCAGATTAGTTTCTTATGGCACTGTAAACACTGTAGCTATCAAAACACAGCCATCTAAGAACATCGGGGCTAATATGAAAAAACGTGTTAACACTGAAAAATCAAGTAGTGAAGGTGAAGACACTATTACTCCTGCCTTTAAACAGGAATAGCCGTAAACGCCTCTAAAACGCTCTGTAACGATGTAATTATAAAAGAGGCTACCAATCTATGTTGAAGCCTCTTTATTGCGTCTATGGCGTTGTTTTACGCCTTAAATTTGATTTTTTATTGATTGATAAGCCTTTCTCTATTTCAGGGTAGCGTAGAAGCTCAATATATTTTTTAAGCTCTACTGGAGAAGCTGCATTCTTGCTATATGTGCGGAATGTCTCTGTATTGCCGCGTGTATGGCCCAGGAGAAGGGCGATCCTGTCTTCTGGAATTTGATTTCGATCAAGAAGCTGTGCTACTCCGTGTCTCAGAGAATGAAACACTTTCCTTTCTGTTCCCTTTTCCCCTAAAGCCTTTCGTTTAGCTCTTGTAAATCTCTGCGTGTGCCACGTGGAACGTTTACCATCAGCACGCTCTGTAATGCTGGCGTGATAGAACAAAAAGCCATTATGAGGCTTTTCACGCAGCGACAACACCAACGGAGTGATAAGGCTATGTACAGGCACAACACGCGCCGCAGCTTTCGTTTTTCCCTGTGTGATTTCAAAACACAGCACACCTTCGATCTCTTTCACATCGTCTATTGTGAGACTTGCTATCTCATTGATCCGCATACCTGTATAAGCACCGATAAGACACAAAGCCATCATTTCTTTGTTTTCTGCTGAATTACCGGAAAATACTTGCAACACTTGCAATAGCTCTTTGTTAGAAAATGCCTCATAGCTCTCTCTACTTTGTGCCACATCAAGCCTATGCCCTCGCCAGGGGGAGAGCGCCCTTTCTGGCGCATCGTGGTAACGTGATGAAGCTAACTCCCATAGCTGGGCCATTGGGCTGATATAATTTGCAATTGATTGTTGTGAAAGGGTTTTTTGCATGTGTTCAATCCAGCCTGTAACAGTGGTGCGGCTCACATCTTGCAATGCAATATCAGGCTTTTTACGGTAGGAGAGAAACATCTCTACCGCTTTTCTTGCCTTAGCTAAAGTGGCTGGCTTCTTCTTCGTGCTGTTAATTGTCAGGTAGATTTCAAGAATTTTAAGCAATGACGGACACGAAGACGCTGTATCTTGCATTCTGGTAGCTGTTTTGGCGTATTTAGCCTTACTGCGTAACAGTTCCAGCGTGTTCTCTATTGTGCTGTTTACAGGGGCGACACTCTCCCGTAGACAATGGTATTCATCTGCAATCTGATCACGCTTTCTACGTGCAACACGAAGACTACTTGTGTGCAGACTTCTGACAAACGTCCTTTTTCCTTCAAAAAAGGGCTGCATATACACAGGCAACGTGATCCTCAAATAGTAGTTACCGTAAGAATCACAGATTATGTATTGGTTAGGCTTGTATCTCATAAAATCTCCGGCTAAAGTGTCGGAGCGTTTGTAATGTGAAAATTGATTGTGACGCATAGAAAATGATGATTTTTCTATAAGATTCAATCAATTAGTAATGGTCGTAGGTGATGGCATTAACACGAGATTAATCGAGTGTTTTACTCCTATTATCGGCACCACTTAAATCAATAAGTTACACATCATTAATATCTTCCTTATTTTTTGACTGAGACAAATTTGGGACCGATGGGTTCAGGATCGAGTCTATTTGCCGTGCGTGTTCGGTAAGGTGTTAGGCGCGAGGTGAGCATATCGACGAACCATTTCGATAGACTCCCAGCCTCCCATTTCCTGTAATACTGACAACGGGACTCCGGCCTGAACCAGCCAACTTGCCCAGGTGTGTCTCAAGTCGTGAAATCTGAAATCATCAATACCAGCTCGTCTCAGCGCCGCTTTCCTTGTACACAGATACCCAGCGGTAATGATTTGCAATTCGAAAGAGTTCGTATTTCTCTCCCACAAATATAAATACTGTTTAAAAAGGGGAGAGAAAATATATTTTAATTATCACCAACGTAAATTATTTTTTGACGTTGTTAATAGAAGTGAAGGAATAAATAGGCGTATTCTACGATTGCAACAAAAACAACGATATTAATCAGTTTATGACTGATTTGTTGTATTTTATTCTCTTTCATTGGTACTTCCTCGCTTTAAAAAAGAGTGCACTTCGTAAGTGCCTTATATATAAATAGCGAGTTTGGTCAACCAATTTTTTGACATGTATCACAAATTTGAATGGATGTATTACATCAGCCATCTTTTATAGATAATTAATTCCTTAACGGAAACCAGCCTGCTCCTTTCGATACCTGAATTTGATCCCATAGTTTATCCAGAATGGTTAGTTCAGGAACGCGCTGTGGATTAAGGGGGGAATTTCATGACTTCTACCTGATTCAGCTAAAGGTACCCATCACCAGCCTTTTACCGATCGCCGCAAGTGTCAGCCAGCGGAAAGCGCATACGTCATTCGAGTGGTGATTATGGCGGTTAAAGAGAGGAGAAAAGAAATTCTGCAGAAGAAATCCATTCGCGCTATGAAGGTCAATGCTATCAAAACCTGCTTTAATGGCTCTTTTTATGACGTCTTCCGGCTAAAATGATTGTGTCTATAAACACCCTTCATGAGTACGTTTTGAAGGGAATGTTTCTACAAGGAAACCACTAATGCTCAAAGAAAACTTCAATGAACTGCAAATCTTTCTTGTGGTGGCAAGAGAGCGAAGTTTTACCAAAGCGGCGGGCAAACTCGGCGTTTCTCAGTCTGCTCTCAGCCATGCAATTAAGGCACTGGAGGAAAGGTTAAATATCCGCCTTTTAACCCGAACGACCCGTAGCGTGGCCCCTACGGAAGCAGGGGAGAGAATAATTGCCTGTCTGGAGCCGCGTATTGATGAGCTTGAACAGGAACTGGAATCACTTATTCAACTGAACGGCACGCCCTCCGGGAATATCCGTTTATCTGCCGGGGAACATGCCGCGCGAAGTTTGGTCTGGCCGAAGCTAAAACCCTTTCTCAGAGAGTATCCCGAAATCAATGTCGAACTGGTGGTGGATAACGGTTTTGTCGATATTGTTGAAGGCCGTTTTGATGCCGGGATACGATTGGGGGAAAATGTTGATAAAGATATGGTAGCGGTCAGGATTGGACCAGATATGCGGATGGCTGTGGTGGGAGCACCGGCGTATTTTGCCGTAAACGCCTTACCTGAAACGCCTCACGAGCTACAAAATCATCAGTGTATCAATATGCGTTTGCCAACTGCCGGTGGAATTTATCACTGGGAGTTTGAATGCGAAGGCAAACCTTTACGTGTCAGAGTTGATGGGCAACTGACGTTTAATCTGCTGCCAGAAAGAATTGATGCCGCGTTATCAGGATTTGGGATCGCTTGTGTTCCTGAAGACATGGTTCAGGAGTATATAAAGTCAGGCAAGCTTATTCAGGTGTTACAGGAGTGGTGTCCCACTTTTCCCGGATATTATCTCTACTACCCCAGCCGTAAGCAGCATCCGCCAGCTTTTGCGCTGTTGATCGATGCACTTCGCTACTCGGAATAA